TAAGCTTATACTCCTTATCCATTAATAATTCGTATATATTATTTAAAGATTCATGAAGACCATTCATGATAAAGTTTATGTTTTGAATTCTTTTTTTCTCAATAGGAGGGATTTTCATTTCATTTAATTTTATACCTAGCTCTTCCCTCCAGAAAGCAAGATAAGTTAATTTATTTGGCAGGTGCTAAATCTTTTTCATTCATGTGAGCTTCAAGTAAATATCCCTCAACAGGACTAATGGCGGCTATAGCTTTATATATTTTTCTGCTTGTTACTCTAGCTTTTTTTCTTTCTTTATCGCTAGACTCTAAGCCGAGGTTAGTGTACATAGTTGAGTCTATTTTTAATAGAGCATCAATTTTTCTTTTAGAACTCCACGTTTTAAAGCCTGATATTTTAGCTATATCTTCTGATGTATATTCCATTTTAATGTGTTATACAACCAAAGTTAAACAAAAAAACAACAAGTTGTTAGCAATTTATTAATAACTTTTTAGCTTTTCATCTAAAATATTCAAAGTTTTAGACCCTCTTTCAAGATATCCAACATCAAAAAGATATTTTTTATGACGAGAAATTAAGTCTTTAACCTTTATCAAGTCTGTTCTCAACTTATTATTTTCATTTGATAAGCTGTCATTTATTTCCTCTAAAGAATCAATCCTAACGATAGCTTTATCTAAAGTAAAATCTTCTGTATCCTCTTTATCGTATAAAGAAATATATGCTTGTTTAACAGATATTAATTTTGAAGAAAAAACCCTATCTATCTCCATGAACACAGAGGCTTGTTTCATAGCATGAATAACAGTAGAGTGGTCTTTGATGGGCGTTAGGCTGCGTCCAAGGGTTTCATAGGAGTAGGTCGTTAATTCCCTAGCTAAATAGAAGTATATCATTCTAGCGTCTACATTCTCTCTTTTTCTGCTCATCGAATTAAAAGGATCATCTATATTTATATTGAGAACATTTAATATTGATAATTTAATTTTTTCTAATTTTAATTTATTCATTTTTTTTTAATTAAGTTTATGTAATCTAAGTACTCATCAGAAGTAATTTCATTTAATTTGTGAAATATAGGAAACGAATCTCTGTAGTTTATAAATTCTGCAGTAAAAAAATATACTTCATCTCCATTAACCACTCCGCATATAGCTCCTGTTGACTCTATACTCGGTTCTTCATCTAAAATATTAGATAGAGTTATTTGTTTAACAGCTTCTTCTAAACGAAGAACTATCTCTAAACTACACTCTAGAGGCAAACTCTCTAATTCATCTAAAAATTTATCTTCAAGCTCATAATAAAAATCATCCACGGTAAACTTCTGCCTTGAACCCATATTTTTTTAATTCTTTTAATCTATATTCCTGCAAAGACGATACCTTTCCTTTACTAGTTTTCACTTCATAAAACTCTATCCTTTTATCAGGATGTAAAGCAACAATATCAGGGATACCATTCTTATTAGTCTTAATAAGCTTCAACACATAAAAGCCCTCAGCCTCTAGCTCTTTAATTTTTTTGGCTTGTATCTGCTGTTCCGTCGCCATTTTTTTCTTTTTTCATCCTAGTTAAAGCCTCTGTCTTAACTTCCTCTATTGCTTTTCCATAGCCAGGCATTTTTTTAACTGTCTCAAACGTACCTACAGATAAGTCCCCTAAATTTGTGAGCTCAGTAATTACTTTTTTTAAGATAAGATCCATGTGATCTACCTTTTTTTTCATTTCAATTAACGATTGTTCTTTCATTATATTTAATTTTTATTTATTATTATTTACAAACTTAGTAAATCTTTCTTAAAATGTTTTAATGTATAATCTCTTTTATTACTAACCGCTTTATATATCTGATCCTCAATCCCGCCTTCAGAGAAGATCCAATATACGTCACTTTTTAGCCTAGTACTAGTGGTCATTCTGTCACGACTCTGCCAATAACTTGTTGCGCTAAAATCTATATTATAATACACTAAGCAATCAGCCAACTTTAATGATATACCTTCTCTTCCGCTTACTATCTGAAGGGCTATAGACTTATCGGTATCCTCAAATTCTTTAAGATCCGTAGTTATATTATCTCCAAACACATGTTTTATGGCTTTTAATTCCTGCTTAAACTTATAGAAAATACCTATTTTTTTCCCTTTAAATTTAGACATAATAAACTGAGCCTTTGAATAATCAACAACCTTTGCGTGTCCACTTTCAAATTTTACTGTTCCAGAGTAGATCTGATGAAGTTTCATCATTAATTTTACCGGTGTGTCAGCTAATATAACCTCATCCTTACCTTCTATCACTAAGTTTTTTTTAAGTAAATCCGCTAATTTATAAGTCAAGGGAAGCATGCTAACTCTAAGAACGTGTTCAGCGGTATCGACCTTGAACCCCGCTTCCTTTTGTGAATATGATATAGTGTATGGTTTCATTTCATCTAATATAGATGGTTTACCTTTTGAATAGTCTCTAATTCTAAGGCTATTTATCATTCTTTCGGTAACATTAACAAACTCATGACAAAACTTATAGAAGCTTTTATGTTTTTTAAAGGGGTTGTTCTTACAAGCATAAACCTGATGATACATTTGGCTATAAGACTCTGGTGTTGGTGTTCCAGATAGTAATATAACAAAAGGATTTTGCTTGTCTATTAATATTTTAACTTGCTTAGCCCTCTTGCTGGGCTTAGGGAATGCTCCCATTGAATGAGCTTCGTCTAAAACAATTAGATCATACTCTCCTTTAACCTTATGAAGAGATTCGTAATTGACAACTTCAATCTTAAAGCTAGGCGATAACATATCGTAGTCCTTTTCTATAGAGCTTATAGCTTTCTTTTTAGTAATAAACAAAACACTATTAACGCCTAGTGAAGCGGCAGCACCTAAGCTAGTCAAGGTTTTACCTGTTCTAACCTCCATAGCTAAATAAAGAAATCTGTGCTGCATCAGCACTCCAGCGCCTTTTTTTATTATATCTAATTGATAATCTCTATATTTCATATTAAAATTTTAAATTTGCTTGAGGTTTATTCTCCACGAACTCAAATGTACACCCGACAGTATTCCTTAATCTAATTGGCTTTCTGCCGTACTTGTAAACAGAGTAAGACTCTATCCAATTATAAAATTTTGTTTTAGATAAAGGCTTGTGGCCTCTAGAGAAAATTGGATATTCTGAAGTGAACTCCCAATACAACTCCTGACCTTGAAGAACTAGTCCTGAATCAAGCTTAGGGTTATTTAACGATCCCTTTGTAAGTCCGCACCACTCTACAAACTGATGGCAACTTTCTTGCTCAAGCTTTCTAATAGCTAGATTAACTGACGTACTTTTAATAAGGCCTTTAGATAAATATAATTGTATACATTTAATCATATAATTATCAAATACATTCCATTCATTGTCATCCCAGTCGCTAAACATTAGCTTACCAAAGTCATCTTCAGGAGTAAACGTTTGACTGTAATGTTGATACAATTCAAGTTCCCAGGTTCTTCTTGTAAACGAATTACCGCTACCCTCAATAGCATGATTGGTTGTAATAGCAACCTTTGGTGACTTGTGAAATGGTATAATAACGGCATCCTTATTTTTTCTTTCAATAGTAATTCCCTCCGTTATAACACTAAATAATCCGCTAAATTTAAAACCTTTCTTTACATCATCAAAAGATATTATTCTAGTATCTGTTGTAATTGATTGATAACCAAATGATTTGTCAAAGCTAAATACTTTTCCGTCAATTTTTACGAGATTCTTCATGTAACCCAAGGCGTTCATAAATAATCCTTTCCCTGTACCACCCTCAGGATTACTACTAACTACTTGGTCATTTAAAATAACTGCAGGACAGTACGAGGCATTCTTATAATCATGCAATAAAAAACCCACTGTAGATTCCATTGATTTTATTCTGTCAGAATCCCGGAAACTAATATTGCTAATGAATTTTTTATAATCACAACTCTTAACTTTATTCTCCTTGTAAACCCTGTCTATTATTTGATCTTTCCATATGTAACCATCTAAATCTACATAATCGATTTGTCTTATAGAGTTTTTAGTTATAGCTAAAGCACAGTTTCTATAGTATAAATAAGAAGTGTCCTTGGTATCGGAAAGAAAATAAATATCTATAGTATCAATCATCTTCAAGTGCTTCTCCTCAAATATTCTTGTTTGTTGGGCATAGTAATTCCAGACAGTCATGTCGTTTAATTCTTCTAGATAATTCAAAACAAAGTCCTTGATGTCGGTTGTTGTTGTCTCGCTCACTAGATTATTAGTAACCTTTACAAAGGTAAATGGTTGATTTTTTCCAACATATTGATACTTGTAATATCCATTTTCCTGCAATAGTTCTTTAAAAAGATTGGGTATATCTTCAACCTTCCCCTTATCAGACTTGCTCCAAAATTTTAATTTAAAAGATTCATCTGATCGTTTTAACACAGAGTCTATAACCTCAGTATCTATCATGTCATCTTCCATGGATCTTCTAACTTCATCCCTAGACTCCCCTCTTCTTATTCTTTTAGCTATCTGATCTACTGCTTCTTTATCTTCATAAAACTTAGTTCCATGATCCGCCTTATTTCTATACGCAGAAGCCACTAACATATCTATTTCAGATGAAGGAAAACTTGAAGATTTATATTGATTACCTATATTTAAAGCAAGACTTTTATTAATACCAAACTCATTGAATGCCATCGCCAGGGTAAATAGATTATTATTTCTATGGCCGTCAATCATAGGATATTTTTTTGTCCACCACTTAATAAGTATTTCAGCTACTTTATTTTCATCATTTATTTGGATGGTTGGAGGATGATTTAATACGCTCAAGTCCTCATACTCATCTTCTTCAATATCCGTCCACTCAACAGACTTTTCATTGATATGTATTAGGGGATCATAGGATTCATAACATACCCTAGATATGTTTTTACAGGTAGTATCAAAATAATCAGAACTAAATTCTTTTTCTAAAGAATTAAAATACTTCTTATGGTTCTCAACTTCCTTAGGTATTTTTACTAAAACCTTAAGCCCATTTCCGGAAGGGGAGATAAAAACAGAATAAACGTATTTGTTTTTAGAGTACTTATCCTTTGCCTGGATCATATCCTCCTTTTTTTTATAGCCGTCAAAATCTAAACATATAAAACCACTATGCTTAATGATGGAGGAATCAGATCTCTTATTGAATGTACCGCTAAAGCAGATAGCGGGTAATTCTTTTTTTAATTCATTTTTTTCTGTTTTATCCTTCTCACTTCTTATGCTTTTTATAAGATTTTTTGAAGTTCCTGATTTAATTCTACCTAATATGTAAGTAATATCCTTAAAGAATGGGGTCTCAGTTGTTTTTATATTCCTAAAAATTGTAACCATTTCAAGTATTATGTTGATTTTCTACATTGATAATTTATTTTCTACATATGCGTAGGCTAGTCTGTCACTAGGTTTATGTAGAAATGTTGATTTTATACCTACAATATCCTTATAAAAAAAAATATAATATTATATATTATAATAATAAAATAATAAAAATATAGTTTTTTGTAATTTTCTACATAGATAACAGGTAAAAAAAAGGAGCGTGAGCTCCCTTTCTTTTTCCTATACAATAGATTTTTAGAAACCTATTTCTTCCTGTCCCTCACTAGGAGAGGGCGAATTATCTTTAGCGTTCTCTTCTTTTACGTAAGGTTCGCTAAATTGAATTGATAGTTTTGCATCTCCCGCTTGAGTCTGACCTTTCCATCCAGCAATTTCTATCTCTTTACCATCTAAAGTTTTACCTGATCCTTTGTAGTCAGGTTGACTTTCTTTTTCCTTGTACTTGTTTACAAACAAGGTTCCTTTCCCCGCAGGGTGTTCATAATTTTTACTCATAATATATATATTAAATTAATTTAATTATAGAGGCGTGTTGATTATCAAGTCCTCTATGCTGTCTGTAGAATCTGGCCCAAAAAACTTTTCATAGTTTTGCATAGCTATTTCCACTTTTTGTTTTCCACTCATTATAAACTCCTCAGAAGTTGGGAATACACCAATATCGAAGTAAGGTAGATTGCTTTTACCAAAATACTTCCTCTCTTTACCCACAACAATAAAGGTTATTGGTAATCCAAATATAGTTTGATATATGAATGCCTGGGAGTCGTAATTGTATAAGTAAGCGCTCTTTTTGAATTTATGGATATCAGAAGTACTCTTCAGGTCAATAATTAATTCGTTGCTAATTATATCTGCTTTACCTTTAAACATCCTGCCAAATATTTGTCCTATTTGAGGAACCTCGTATTCAGCATCAATATTTGTAATCAAATCAGATATAGTAGGGCTTTTATTTAAAAGATAATCTACCATATCCTTTATGTCAATAGCCTCTTGAGAAGTAAGAGCAAACTCTAGATTGTTTTCTAATAAGAATTCTTTATAAGCCTTGGTATTTCTGCCCTTGTAATTGCAGATAGGAAACTCTTTAGCTTTATTGGGTTCAAGGATTAATTGATGGAAATATCTACCCTTCTCGAAATTTAAATTGTTGTCTTGAACTGCACCATATTGTGCGGGATCATACATTAAGTTTTTAATATCAGAATTACTGATATACTGACGGCCAAAATCTCCATAATATTCAGCGTCATCTCTCAACTTATTTACTATTTCTTTATCTTTCATCTTACTTCTTTTTTAATTTTATTTAATTCAGAAACCGATACATTAAACTTTTTCTTCAATGCTTTAATAACATCATCCCATTTATCTCCTCTATCTAATCTACCTTTAACTTTTAATAAAACTTCATCCCATTCAGCTTCTCCAATATCAACCTTTACGTGCTTTGGAGTTTTAATTATTTTAGGAGCCTCTGTAGTAGTAACTTGTTCTCCATAAGCATCAATATCTTTGTCGCTTACGATTCCAAGCGCAGAAGTTAGAGCATATCTCCTGAAATATGTAAGTCCTGATCCAAAAGACTGATAAGCATTCTGCCCTTTCATCTCCACAAATGGTATATCAACAGTACTAGAGTCGTGTTCTCCTGAAGATATATGAAACAACATAGTTGTTAAAGATGGATTATTAGTCTCTGGATTCGTTCCTGTTTTTTGAGTAAATCCTAGGCCATGTTTTTTCATTAGAGGATTGATGGTATGTATTATCTTTGGAAGATCAACATACTTGTAGCCATACCCCGAAGTGTCTTTAAGTAAGACCGGGCATTCTTGCTGAAAGCCGGCAAGTGCTTTGAAATAGTTTTTCATTTGATTTTATTTTAATTAATATTTAATTTATAAGACTCCAGGAAGCATAGTGTTCGATTAACTTTGTACCCCCCTTTGTCTACTCGTAATGTTTATTTGTAAGCTTAAAATATTTTTTTAATATATTATTTTTAGTCAACTTATAAGTTAAAAGAGATTTTTCATTACACTTAACAGAATTCATTTCATTTTTAATACTCTCGGTTAATCTATCAATTTGATAGGAGTATTTATACAACGTAATTCTCTTTACGGCTTCTTCCCAACCATGATCAAAAAACAATTGATATTGGTCTTCATTTATTTCCACATAATAAGAACCTCCACCTTTTGAGGGATCATAAATAGTAATCTCCCCGGTTTCATCATCTCTAGTTATCTTAACACCTAACTTCATGTAGGCTCTATATCCCTCGCCACTTAAATTGGCAACTCCATAACTCTTACTAGCGTCTTGAAATATTTCTTCTAATTCATTAAATATCATCTATGGTTCTTAGTTTTGAAATTATAAAAGTATAGTCCTTGTCATTCTCTATAACTTTCTCTATTGATCTTATTCCCCTACTCACAGATGAGTGAGCGATGTCAATACCTTGAGTCTGCTTTACATATTCTTTTATCTGAGATGGTTTAATTCCTCGATCTCTGCAAAGTAAAAAAAGTATTCTTCGAGCCTCAACTATTGATTGAACCTTACTATTTTTAAAAAGATCTTCTTCAGAAATATCTAAATAATTGCATATATTAAGAAGGTACTCTTTAAATACATATTTTTTCATATTCCAAATATATTTTTAAGTAAGGGCTTTACTTCTTTATAGGTTAATTTATCTCCCGGCTTTGGGGACCTTTCTCTTTTTATATACTCCCTTGATCTATAATCGTCATCAAGAAATTCATTCTCTAAGTCTGTCATAATTAATGTATTGAGTTCAAATTTAATTAATATAATTTTATCTACCAAATTTTTATTAGGTAAATCGGTTTTTAAAACTCCAGGAGTTTAAATCTACGTCGGTATTTTTTTTGAAGAGCGGTGTATATGCGCATCTGTTTTACACTTTCTTTTTGATTACTATCATTCATATTTAATCTAAGTCGATTACATTTATTATCTAAATCTCTTAAAAAACTCCTTAAATATTGAAGATGTTGTTGTTTTCTTTTTCCTCTTAAAAAATAATTCATACTAATTTTTTTATTTTATCATAAAGATCAAAGTCTCTTTTATAGAAACTTACATTGTTACTGAAATTGTCCGTGGCTTTTTGAAGCGATTTAAATAAATGTTCCTTAAGAATTTTCGCTTCTGCTGAGGTTATTATTATCTTATCTTCCATAAAAATATATTTTTTTGTCATAAAATTTTATTACCTCTTTATTGCAAGATTTACAATACAGAGTGTCAACAGAATAGTCTCCTCGATATTCTGAGTCTATTACTTCTAGTTCTTGGTTATTACATTCTCTACAAGTCATAATAACGAAGCTTTAAAGCAAGATGTTGAGCAATAGCCTGAATCTTCATCCATTATCTGACCACATTCATAGCACTCATATTCTTTTTCTTTTATTAGCCAAGGGGCATCATTACCCCAAGCATTAGGTGTGTCTGCGCTCATAACTTTAAATGATTATTAATTTTATTTACCGCCTCGTTATAATCACTTACATACTTAAAAGTTTCAATGCAATCTTTTTTTAGGATCACTGTATACACATTGTCTTCTTTTGTTTGTTTACGAGAAGGTGTAACTCTCCCGCAATGTAACTCGTACTCGTCTCTAATTATACTACTAAATGTTGTTTTCATTATTTTCTATTTTATCAATTAATTTTCCTATTTCTCTTCCCTCTTCGGAATTATCATAGCCGAAATACTTTTCAAGCTTTAGAAGGAGCGATAAACACTCTCTTAATAATACTATTGTCTTTTTCATATCTGTTGATTTAAATTAATAATATACTCTGAGTACTGAGTCGCAATCGCCTTCGCCATCCCGGGGAACGTCTTACTCCTCAACGTCCTCCTCTCTTCGGGTGTTTTAGCTTTTGACAAAGCATCTGCGTACCATTTTGGATGACTTTTTCCACTTTTAAAAACAGTTCGCTCTCCTTTACCTACAATTTCAGTAGGAATTAAATCAGGAAGATTTTTTGTCCAAAGGCACGTTGTTTTGGTCGCCTCATCGCCAAACATATAAGGCTGAATAATCTGATTAGGTTTTCTTATCTGTGATGAAATCACGCTAATAGGATTCTCTATTGCTATATGCTTAATCGGTGCATCCATCAGTTGCTTGACAAAGAACAAAGCTTTTTGCCTATTCTCCCAACGCCCCTCATTCTTTGAGCCATCTTTATTATATAGCCACCGATTGCCACTTACTGACAAATAGGTGCATGGAGGGTGGGCAACCATCAAATCATATTTGCGACTGTTCGCCTCCTCTAAAGCATCGCCTTGAATGTGCCACTCTTCATGACCACCACTACAAGGAATTAAGTCACAAGAGTATGCCTCATGACCTAATTTTCTAAACTGTTTTGTTATTGCTTGACTTTCTTCACAAGCTACAAGTACCTTCATTAATCTACGTTTATTTTTTCTAACATTAGATCTAAGTTCGTGAATGGCTCAGAGTTTGGATAAGCAAATAACCACTCCTCAATTTTTTGATATATTTCATCTTGATCATCAGGCTCGTCTAAGGTGTCGATAAAATAAACTTCTTCAGACTCTAATCTCCCGCCCGTAAGGGTCGCATGGTATTGATAAGCTTTGCCTTCAATTTTAACTTCTAAATTGATGTACACTACATTTGCATAGGCTTCTTTAAATTCTACTTTCATTGTATTATATTTTTAATTACTCTTGTGTTTAATGTGCCATACTGCGCCTCCTTTTTAATAAGAAACGATATGTCGCTAAATGTAGCAGTTCTATCTCTCTGCTTTCGCAAAGCGTTTTCTATCAATTTAATTTCGTTGTTCATAGATTTTCTTTAATTAATTTAATTTTTGTTTTGTCATCTAAAACTTTAGAGTTTATAATTTCGCTCATTGTGGATAAGAGGGAAACCGAGTCCCTCCAAAGCACCATGTTATCCGTTTTTAATCCCATATCACGTTTATCATCTCATCTTGTTTTCTTGCAACTTTGGTAATTAAATATCCAAGTCTATTAACTCGCCATCGACCACTAACAATATCATCATTATCAAAGATTGTCCAAACATTTAATACTTCGGTCTCCCAAACTTTTTCTACTTCTTTACCATAAGTTTCAAACATGCAATCGTTATAAGCTGAATTTTCTACTAATTCATTTTGGATGGGTTTATACTTTTCTTCAAACTCAGTCCATGTAATATTTATTTCCTTACTCATTTTAATGTTGATTTAATCTCTGAGCAAAATCGCTCATTGCATTCATAATTTATATATTTAAATTCCACGTCCGAAGATACTCGGTATTAAGTATCGTTTGACCTTTACTCACTGCCTCGTCTATGATATCTTGATAATCTTTCATAATCCCGCAGTCTCCCCACCTCTTAAATGAAGTAGGTATGCTCGTTCTAAATCCTTTAACAGAATAATTATAAGGAGTTCCAATCATTACTCCTTTTTTCTCGTCTTTCTTCATTAATGCTATGGTTTTCAATTCTTCCATTAATAAATCTAAAGATGTTGTCCACTCATATTTTTCATCCCACAAAGACTTTTTGTCTATGCTTTTGTAAAGGTTTGTTATTCCAAAACGAAAGTTTGTTATTTTTAATTCCCCACCATAAGAGTCATCCCAAACATTCCCGACTTTTTTACCATCGAAATAAACGTCCCACTCATAAGAGGGGGCATCATGTCCCCTTGATTCCTTTATGTTTTTTGCAACTGCGCGTTTTAAAAATTCTTGCTTTGTCATTATGTTAGTTTTAAATTAAATTCACTTGCTACATAATTAATATGTTTTGAGGTTGTCGGGCTTGAACTCATTCCGTTTACTCTCCATGAAACTTTTTTAAGTTCCGTTCCTACGATTTCAGCTACTAAAGTATCGTAAGAATAAACTCCGCTCCCGATAACTTTTAAATTTTGCTTGTACCTTTTTAGTTCTCTTTTCATAATATTTTATTTAAATTAATACTTTCTTTTACCACCAAAACCCCGCACAAGGCGAGGCAATGGCTTGAAAAAAAGCAACTAACGATATTGTTTAAGAACATCAAAAATTTGTTGATAGGATGCGTTCTCTCTTGCGTTTTCGTACCCACTAAAGTTATTGAACCAAATTGATATCGCTTCGGTTCCAAAGTATTTATTTAATACTTTCCATTCTGCATGAGCATTTCTCATTTTTATTTTTTCCATGTTTGATTGTATTGGTTTTCAATTTCTTTTAATTCTAATAATTTGATATAATGAAGCTGATATAATCAGCAACTTGTTTTTTTAGCTTTGCATTCTCATTTTCTAAATCATCAAAGTCATCTTTTGTCGGCATGTCTAACTGCTTTTCAAGGTGTGCATCTAGTTCGTTTTTAAGGTCGTTTTTCTCTTTAATTAATTTGTCGATGTCTAATTGTAAATTTTTCATATTATTTGATTTCATTTTTTTTATTCCCACAATAAATCTAAAGGCTTGATTTCACCTTTACAGAATTTAACGGCTTCCTTTAGGTCTAATTCAGCAGTTAACCACCCCGAGCCGAAGTCATGCACATAAAATACATTCTCTTCAATTTTTTCAATTTCTCTTGTTACTCTTCCAAGTCCATTAGAAAAAATAACGTCCTCAATTTGCCCTAGTTTCATTTTCTGTAATTGTTCTTTAATTGCTTTCATTTTGTTAGTGTTTAATTAATAATCCATCTCTTGTGTGATTTCTTCCCCTACAATATACACGAGCATATTAACGAGGCTTTCGGCGTTGTCGTAACCTCTCACGGCATCAGCACCGAACATTTCGCGCTCGTAGTCCTGAACGAAATTGATTGCCTCAAATACAGAAATATCATGTTTTTTTAGCCACTGCTCCGCTTGATAATAACCTATTATATAATAGTCTTCATTAAATGCGTGTTGGTGTAATTCATGCGCGTCATGAAATTTTTCTCCTCTCAAGTCATTGATAAAATTCTCCATGTAAATTTTTAACTCTTCTTTAATTGAATTTCTCATTTTGTTAGTTTTTAGTTAGCTTTTAAATAGTCGTTGCATTCTTTTATAATTCTAGGCGCTTTGTCTAAAAATTTAGCCTCTCTCAAGTGTTTATTTGGGTTTAATTGAAAATTTTTGTTTATCTCTTTGGAGTTGTTCAAAGCTTCCAAAGCTTTTTTTCTTAATTCCAAAGCTTTTTTTCTAGTTTCAAATATTATCATTTGTTTGCGTTTCGTTTTCAAATCTTTTGCAAGATACAGTAAAAGTTTTTTAATATCCTAATTTATTTGTAAGTTTTTTTAAAATCCTAGTCCTGGCGCGGGTTCCCGAGCGATATTTTTTTTCCTTTGTTTATTTATTTGCGTGGGTTTGGGGGTATAAAAGGGAAGGTTTAAACGTGCAAAGGGTTTAATACTTTTTTTAATCCCTTTAATTTTTGGAACTCCAACAGTTCCAACGATCAGAGAACCGCAAAAAATGAGAGCGTAAAACGGGGACGGGGGGCGAAACGGGGACGGGGCGCGCGGGGGTGCCTGGGCAAAAAGCCGAAAAAATCCGAGGAAATTTTTTAAAAGTTACCCCCCACCCATTTTTAAATATCAACTTTTTTTTGGGGGCAGCATTGCGTATAATAGTATATTATATAATACTCCCGTGTATCTAATATTTTTGTATCTTTGCCTATGGATTGGCAGATAGAATTTCACAACAGATTAAACGTAGGGTTTACATTAGGTTGGGCTTATTATTCTAGAGATGTTGATCATGACTGGTCTGAAATAAATATATATATTGGACTTATAGGAATAACTTTAAAATATTAATTATGAAAGATTACGTAGACGGATTGTATGTAAAAGATGGTAGACTTCAAAACTCTAGACCTAATTCAATCTCAGGAATTGAACAAGCTGCTCAATTAAGAAAAATGGTTAAGTACAACGATAAAGTTGATATGATAGCTGATGGAATCGCAAGAGCTGAATACAGAAAAATGTTTTAAATATATATTAAAACTTAAATTAACCGCTTTATTAGCGGTTTTTTTATGCAATAAATTTAAGTATAATCAATAAATGTTTGTCAATTGTTTGCAATTCAACCCATTTAATATAATTTTTAAATCACATAAAGCATCAAAATGTTGATTATCTACATTCTCATGTAGATTTTATGTTGATTTTTTTTAGCTAAGTTATTGATTGATAATAGCAAATGTTGAAATGTTGATTTTTTACTTAGAAATAAGAAAATTAAAAATAATAAAATAGGTAATCTCTTATATAAGAAAATAAGTTTTGCTTTTTTATACATTTTTCTACATTTCTACATAAGCTTTTAATGTGTTGTTGTATTTTTTATTACCTTTGTTGTAATCAAATTTAATTTAAAATGAATCAATCTGGAGGATACTCACCAAAAGATCTGCACTTCGCGGACAAGGCACAAAAGAAATTACTTAATGGAATAACTAAGATGGCAAATGCTGTCAAGAGCACTTTAGGTCCGATGGGTCAGACTGTTCTTATAGAATCTCCAGAACATACTAATGGACTTACTGTCACTAAGGATGGAGTTACAGTTTCTAGGAGTATAAATTTACTAGACCCTGTTGAAAATCTTGCGGTACAGATGATGCGTCAGGCTGCTAACAATACTGCGAGTAGTGCTGGTGATGGAACTACAACTGCTATTGTATTGGCTGAGGCTCTTTCTTATTATGGGTTTAGTCACATAGGCGATGATCAGAACAGAACGGAAGTTCTAAGGGAGATGTCTAATATATCTAATGATATAATAAAAATATTAAGGACGCAATCTCGGCCTTTAACAAATAAAAGGCTACTGGATGTTGCTACTATTTCTGCTAACAATGACAAGGAAGTGGGGAAGATAATATCAGACACATATAAGAGTGTTGGAAATAATGGGGTTGTTACTGTAGAGAAATCTCAGAGCTCTGAGACTACATTTGAAACCACAAATGGAATTAAGGTCGACCGAGGATTAGGTTCTCCGTTATTTATTAACGACCATAAAAAAGATGAGTGTGTGTTGGAGGACTGTTATATATTAGTATCAGATTCTGATATAAATAATATATTAGATATAGAGACAGTACTTAGGCCTATCATCGCAGAGAAGAAAAAACTATTAATAATTGCGCCATGTTCTACTAATGTAGTAAACACACTTGCGGCTAATGTTCAGAAGAACGATCTTCAACTATGTCAAATAGTCCCTCCACAGTTTGGCTGGAAAAAGGAAGAGCTTCTAAATGATATAGCTTTAAGTGTAGGCGCAAATTATTTTTCTGCTTCTACCGGAGATGATCTTAGTATAATTGAAATGAGTGATTTGGGTAAAGCTTCAAAAGTTATTATAGGTAGAGATTCTACATTAATAATCAGAGATAGCGATCACGTTAATGATTCTGATATAAACGACAGGATATCTCAACTAAAAGATTCTCATAAGATAGCAAAGACAAAAGAAGATGGTGAGTTTATTCTTTCTCGAATAGCTTCACTTGCTGGAGGAATAGGAACTATAAGTGTTGGTGGTCAAACTGATCTTGAGCAAAAGGAATTATATGATAGAGTTGACGATTCTGTTTGTGCAGTCCGATCTGCTTTGGAGCAGGGGATTTTACCAGGTGGTGGAGTTGCTTTAGCCAATGCCGCTTTAGCTTTAGACCCTAACAAGTATAGTAGCGATTCTCAAAAGACAGCTTTAAATATATTAAGAGAAGCTCTTGTTACTCCCATCAAACAAATACACGAAAATGCAGGACGAGACCTCAACTTTGAAGAGTTTAAAGATCTACACTCCGGTCATGGTCAAAATATTAAAACAGGTCAGTTTGGAGATATGATAAAGATGGGTGTTATTGATCCTATGAAAGTAACGAGCTCAGCTTTACAGAATGCAGTTTCGGTAGCTACAACTATACTTTCTACTAATGCTATTGTAACTATGGCAAGAACTTTTGAAGCAAAATAAATATTATGGGAACACAAGAGATAATAACTGTAATTGTTGTATGGGAATTTTTAAAATATGTATTTAAAAAAATACCTTGAAGAAGTTCCTTAAAAGCTTAGTAAAAAATCGAAGGCTTACGCCTTTGGAGAGGATGGCTAATAGAATTGCTTATTCTGGCGCTGTATTTATAATGATATCACCTTATTTACTTCCGGATCCTATAGGAGCAATAACTTATGTAATAGGTGGATTATTGTCAATACCTCAGTGCTATTTAGCAAAACAATGGAATATTGTTATAGTAAATTTAAACGTTGTGTTTGGTTATTTAGTATATTTATACTTATGAAAAAAGATCAAATAGTCGAGTTAGTTAAAAAAAAATTAGACTCTAGAAGTAAGCTAGGAATAGGTAAATATAACACTACTTTATTTGATAGCCCCGATGGCTTTTATGTATTTTTAAATCATTTACAGGAGGAGCTATTCGATGCTTCTCTTTACATAGAAAAACTTAAGCAAATTAATTCTTCAGGGTATTCAGACAATGAAAGCATTAACGATATAAAAGTAAATCCTGAAATATTATCTGTTAGAAAACCTTTAAATTCCAAGGGTAGTTGGAATTGTCTTTCATGCGGTAGATTGCACTCTAGCTATCTATCTGATTGTCAGGTATGTGGAAAAAAATAAAATTTAATTTATGAAGCCAATAGGAAAAAATATAGTCATTAAGAGTATAGAGGAAGAGATAGTTACTGAAAGCGGACTATTACTTAGTGCGGATGATGCTAGTAATCTGAGGTATAAAAAAGGATTGGTTGTAAAGCCAGGGACTGATGTAAGCGTTATAAAAGAAAACGACTCTATATATTACGACAAAAGATCTGGTTATACTATGCTGATTGACGGAACAGCATATACCATCATATCAGAGAATGATATTGTAGTGGTATTATGATTTATTATTTCTTTTGCTAGCTCTCATTTTTCTAAGATCCTTATTCATTTGAATAATAAAATTTTTATACACCTTACTTTTAAAACTCACGTTCTTGTAGAAAATAGGGTTATTCATTAGCGATTCAGGTATTTCTTCTCCGCTTAATTTTTTATAGATAGAATTAACGACTCGTTTTGTTTTGTAGGATACTTCGTAAAGGGCCTTACTTCCTCTCTTTCCGTTTCCCTGTCTCCAAGGTTCTATCCATTCTTCGTCTATAAGTTTTTTTAGTCTGCCTTTATTCCAACTTAGAAGCTCATTAAATTCATTATATTTTTCATGCCCGAATATTTCTTCATCATGTAAAAATAAAAGCATATCTAACTCTCCACTTGTTAGTTTGTATTTCTCTTGAACCCAAAACTTAATAACTCTCCAGTATTTTAAATAATTGGTTATCATTGGCCTAGCCAAAGCCCTTTCCTCTGTCTGCCTATTCATTTGATTAAATTTTATTCATTACCTTTGCTGTAAAGATACAAATTATGAAAGGAACTGCACAGAACCCGTCAAATGAATTATCTAGTCAAGAGTTAAAAAAACAAATCACTGAGTTAAATATGAATCTAGCTCAATTGATTGAATACTTTGAAAAAGAAAAAAGCAATGTTCGATATTATAAGAACACTAATCATTGGAATACAAGTATAACTTATTAAAAATAAAATGGCAAAACAAAAAAAATATCCAGTAGGACATCTTAATTACGGAAATCAAGACACCTTGACTAAAAAAGAATATGACAATATAGCATTTAAAAATAAATCTATAGATAAAATAAAATCGAATTCACCTAAGAGAACTATAAGTAGTGACGGTGAATTTGGAACTATATTCCTAAGCAAGAAACCTAAAATAAAAGCTTAAATTATGCCAACAGTAAAATACAAATGCCCAAATAGCGGAACGATAAAATCAAAAACATTTCCTTATAATGCAGTAGGAAAAGCTCAAGCTCAAGAATTTGCAAGCACTATGCAGGGTTCAGTTAAAAACAACCCTGGGTATGGAATGGAAAAGAAAATGAAGTCTAGCTATTAATGGCAAAGAGATCAAAAAAGAAAAGCAATAAAATTTGCCCATCAGGTATTGCTTGGGCTAAACGTACTTTTGATAAGTACCCATCAGCTTATGCGAATATGGCTGCAAGCAAATATTGCAAAGACCCCAACTACGCTAAAAAAAGTAAGAAATGAGTAAATTAAGTAAAGCACAAAGAAAGATTGCTAAAGTTGCATACCCTTTAAATAAAATTACTGGAGCAGATTTTAAAGCTTTAAAAAAGAAGAATGGGAGAGCTAAAAAAATGGCGTGATCAGAAGTGGGTTCGTATAGGAACTGACGGAAAGATTAAGGGTGCTTGTGGTACAAGTAAAAACAAAAAAAATCCCGACAGATGCCTTCCTTTAGCGAAGGCAAAACGTCTTAGTAAAAAAGCGTTAGCAGCAACAGCTAGAAAGAAAAAAGCTTCTGGGGGTAAAACTCAATTTATAAAAAACACTTCAACTGTAAGAAACGCATGAGCGCAATACCGACTGGAACAAAATTTCATGGAGTAGCACCTGTAGTAGACACTGTAGATAAAGGGTCTGCTCTTGTAGACACATTAAGAGAGGCGTATACTATAGATGATATAGCTTCTTATACATACACAGGAACAACAGCTACTTTAGAGCCTGAGTTTATGACAGTAACTCCAGGTGGAGCTTCTACTATAACAACTAAAAAGAATATTATAGACCTTAATTGGGTAGGAAGCTCAGGAACTCATACATTAACTTTACCTTCAGCGGCAGAGATACCCTATCGTTTTTTAAGAATAGTAAATGATTCTACAGTAGTAGCTTCAGATAAAGTTGATATTGCCGCTCCTATTGGCGAAACAATTGATGGGGCTGCAACTTATGAAATAAACAAACCATATAATGGGGTTGCTGTTTGGTCTGACGGATCAAACTGGATAGTGATTCAAGCAAAATCAACATAATGGCCGATAAAAGTAAAATGAAATGTAATGTTGTTACTAAAAGCGACAGAGCTGGAAAAAAGAAAATGGTTAAAGCTTGTTCGGGAGGAAAAGAAAAACTTATACATTTTGGGGCAAAAGGCTACGGCCATAATTATTCTGCTGCTGCTCGTAAATCTTTTCGGGCTAGACATAAGTGTTCAACGGCAACTTCAAAACTTACCGCTAGGTATTGGTCTTGTAAAAAATTATGGGCCGGAAAAGGAGGTTCAACCAAATCATCTCCTAAAAATATTAAAGGAAAATATTAGTATCTTTGTAGTCAACAAAAAGACACAAAGATGAAAAAGCAAGGTTACAATGCTCGTTTAGACGATTCTTTAGGAGCGAAGCACGGAAAAAAGTCTCAAAGCTATAAGGCTAGAAGAGATGAGTCTAAAGGTATGATGAAATACTTTGGGGAGCATCCTTACTCTAGTGATAAAAATATGAGCTAGGAGATGGCTAAAGATAAAAATTTTATTCAAAAAGTTTTTCAAGGAGCTAAAAAAAGAGGCACTCTAGGAGATTGTACTGGGAAAAAATACGGAAGTAAAAGTTGCCCGGTAGGATCAAAGAAATATAATTTTGCTAAAACAATGCGAAAAATAAATAAGTCTAAATGATTAAAAACATTAAATGTACGTGGAATAAAATTATTTTATTCTTAACTTTTTCTTTATCTGAGTGCGAAGACGGCAAATGTAAATGTAAAAAATGAAGTCAAAAGGATTTGGGGATACTGTAGCTAAGTTTACTAGGGCCACTAAAATAGATAAGGTCGTGAAGACTGTTCTTCCTGGAGGCTGCGGATGTGACGATAGACGTGACACTTTAAATAGAATGTTTCCTTATAAAAAATAAATAATTATGGCATACCAAAAATTACAAGCTGGCAGAGCATGGTCAGTTTACCCTAGTGACAATACAAATATACCTGACATTAGCACGTCAGGGCCTACAGGAACTACTGATGCGGTAGGGGCTGGGAGTTTACTTCTTATTGATAATAATAGAACTGGAACAGATACATCAGATCCAGCTACTTTATCTTTCACTTTAAGTGGTTTAAAGCCAGGGATGATAATAATCAACACTAGTACGGGTACTCAGTCAGAGTTAGTTTCTGTCGTTAACGGAACTACATTACAAGTTAAAGATGCTATATTCGCAGCTCAACCAGCAGGATATTCTATTTATGGGGGTGTTCAAGGAGGAGCTGTTTTATATATAGGAGCTGGGGGAGATTTAAGGGTAACTACTGTAGGTGGTGATGATCTTACATTTGTAGGTGTAAATACCGGAACATTCTTTCCTGTTCAAGTTTTAAAAGTATGGGCTACAGGAGGAACTACAGCCACTAACATAGTTGCGCTTTGGTAATTGGAATAATTATAAATATATAATATGCCTAGTTTTATAGCGATAGCAAATTTTATTGGATTCAATCAACCTGAAGGGACTGCGCCCATCGGTATTAAAGATATAGTAACTGAATTAGGCTTGCAGATGATTACGGAAGATGGAACAGGATTACCTAATGAAGACATGATAACAGAACAATAATAATAAAAATCACAAGAAAATAAAATGGCAGTAAAATTTTCACAATTCACAAACGCGACAGATGCGGCTACTATAGACAAGGTAGTGGGGTATAAGGTTGCCGGAGACTTAAATGTTCAAATACCTCCGTTAAATTTAGACACAACTTATGCTATGACTACAGCAGATGGTGTATCTCCTGTTTTAACTCTTACCGGAACTAAACCAGGGAGTACAGCAGCAAATAGTACAATAAACTTTTCTGGTACAGGAGCGATAACTGTAACAGGAACGGCGGCAACAAATGATATAGAAATATCAGCACCCGGAGCAGTAGTTGAGAGCGGGACACCTACAATTGGAAATATTCCTTTATTTACAGCAGCTAACGCTATAGGAGATTCAATAGTTTCTGAGACAAGTGCGCTTAATTTTAATGTAACAGCAACTTTAGTTAGCAGCACGGCTACCGTACTTACATTTACAGACACCACAAATAATCCAACAAATATAACAATCGGCGGAACACTTACTGTAGATAGCACCTCTGTTGGAGGACCTGGCGTTGTTGTAATCAATGTTACTAATGTAAATAACCAGGTTATAACTGCTACTGGAGCTAATGCTGGTATTGTTAGAAATGCATTAGATGGGAGTTATTCAAATATTCCTACTGTTTATAACAGCGTTTCGAGTATTTCAATAGCTGGAACACTTAGCATGGCTACTAATAAAATCACAAACGTAGTTGATCCAACAGGTGCTCAAGATGCAGCAACAAAATCTTATGTAGATGCTTCAGGTGACACGTACACATTAAACGCAGGCGCTCAAGCAGGATCTAGCGTGCCTTTAAATTTAGATGCGGCTGCAGGAACAGACTCTACTGTTAGTATAACAGGAGGAACTGCAATTTCAGTAACGCAAACATCAGCTAATGAAATAACAATAGATAATGATGGAGCTACAACTTTCAATGGACTAGGCGGAGGATTAGCATTTTATGCCCAGGCAATTGGAGCAGCAACAAAACAGATAACTAGTGATGCAAATTTTGTTGTTGACTCAAGTTTAAATTTAGGGCTTGGAACTAACGTTCCTCAATATAGCGTAGATATTCATGAAGCTAGTAGTGATCCGACTTTAAACTTACGTGCGAATTCGAGCACTAACGAGCTGCGATTTAGCGCTAGTCAAACCTTAGGTAATCCTTCTGTTATTAATTCTACTACAACTGACTTAAATATTCAAGGAGGTGGCTCTAACATACTTACGTTAGGAGTTAATAATGATCCCGGATCTGCGATATTAGGTCAGTATGGACAAGGTAGCAAAACAGGTACAGCCGCATATAATTTAGCGGTAAATAATGTCGGAAAAATAATAGAGGTTGCTGCTGGAGGTTCACTACAAACTCAGACAGTTTCAGCTGGAGGAAGCGTTGGTGTGATATTAGACACTTTATATGTTTTAACTTCTCCGAGTTCAGTTTTCTTAGACCTACCTAGTAATCCAAGTGACGGAGATTCTTTTAGTATCGCTAATCAAGGTGTAGCTTCTGGAGGAAATGTTAGTAATGTAATTCAGCAAGCCGCTTCAAACGAACCTATAATGGGCTCTTCATCTGGCCTTACAATAAACAACGCTAACGCTTCATTTGATCTTGTTTATAGCTCAGGAACTAATGGATGGACAATAGTTGGAGCGTCTTAATAAACAAATAAAAATGAATTTAACTGATTTGAAAATATATATAATAAACGCATCTACATTAGCTATATCAATGTCTCAAATTGATATACTATTAAAAGTAATTCTTTTGTCAGTATCTATAGGATACACTGTGCATAAATGGTATTTAATGGGTAAAAACAAATAAAAATATATGAGCAATTTTACAGATTTTTTTCCTAGTAGCGGTGGGGCTGGAGGTGTCAACTCGTATTCTATCTTTAGTATTAGTGATGGAACATCTGGTTTTGCTGTAACCGAAGGTTATAATCCTAGTACTGGGATATACGAACACCCGGGTGGTGGAGTATATCTTCGGACGGGATTTACTGCATTACAGGGAACTGATTATCCAAACGCAACAGTACAGGATATTAGAAACAACACGGAGCTTATTCGTGAGGTTGCCGCAAGTAGCGGTGGCATTAACAACTCTCCTAATGGTATAGGTATTACCAACTTCAGAGCACGAAGCGCGTGGAACCCAGATAATCAGACATTGTATGTTAATGATTTTCAAGCTTCAGACGGCAGAGTTCCGTTTCCTTTGTTTCCGATACTGAGAAACGCAAACGGCACATGGACTTCACAGTCGACTATACAAATACCTATTATTAATGGAGCAACTATACTAGCTCTTGGATACAATTCAAATAACGGTGTTTATGTAGGATTCTTTAGGGTAGCAGATACTCAGTTTCAAGCTCAATACTCTACTGATTTAGTAACATGGACTAGCTATGCAGTTAACTACCCTTGGCAAAATAATACTGGTGGTTTAAATTTCCAGCGATCAGGAACTGGTGTGAATCAGAGAATGCCAACAATTTGGAACGATGGAGACTCCATGAATCTTAGGATGATAACTTCTGCAGGTACATCGATTTATGTGAGATTAGATTGTTCATTTAGTCAAACTGCTGCTATACCAGCTTCAAACTTCTCTTACGCTGAACGACAACCTAACAGAGTTCTAGCTCCGTTTGTAAACTTTGGAACCCCTACTTTCTTCGGTGGAACTGCAAGTAGTGAGAAGTCAGGGGGTGTGCCATTTGCTTATGACGGAACTAACTGGTATGCCGTTAGAAGCACAAGTGGAAGCGGTGGAGTTATACAGCGAAGTTCAGTATTTGGAACGGCTTCTAGTTATGTAGACTACATAACCGACAATACAGCTGGACTACTTATATCGTCTTTGCAGGCTATATCAACTACAGAACTTGTAGGGGTAGCTCAGCCAGGAAGTGGCACTCCTTTTGGTCTTTTTAAATTTACTACAACTGCTTCAAATATTATTGGAGACGGTACAGCTAGAACATTTACTCCAACAGGAGCTGGATTAAACGCAGCATTAACACAAACTGTATTTTTACAAATAGGATAATATGACACAAAGAAACGTAGATAGGTATCTTCAAGGGGAGCTAACAGAAAATAATGCAAGAGAATGGAGAAATTCAGAGCTCGATAGAACAGACCCTATTGTCGCTATAAACGATCACTCAAATAGAACTGAGTTTTTAGCGTATAGAGCAGCTTTAAGAGACTGGCCGAGTACATCTGATTTTCCTACAATAAAGCCAACTTTATAAACAAATAAAAATATATGAGCAATTTTACAGATTTTTTTCCCGCAGGTGGAGGCGGAGGTGGAGCAATACCTGACTTAGTAGGTTTAGAGTATTTAATTCTAAGCGGCGGCGGCGCTGGGGGAGGTATACCTGGAGCAAATTATGGCGGCGGCGGTGGCGGCGGCGGAACGTACGATAACAATTATTTTTATACGGTAAAAGATGTTGTCACTCCTGTTGTAGTAGGCGCCGGAGGGGCTTGGGCGTCGGGAGCTACGACTCCTGGGGGAAGTGCCACAATAGGGTCTGGAATTAATCAAGCAGTTATCTTAGGTGGTGGCGGCGGAACATATAGCACAGTGCCCGATACCGGAGGAACGTGCTCAGGCGGAAGGGGAAGTTTAGGCAGCATGACCACTGTATCCACCATAGGAAAGGCTTTTGATGTAAGGGGTAGAGTGTTTGGATCTCTAGATGATGCCGCTATAATAGCAAGCCAAGCGTTTATAAATAAATATACAGTACCATACAGGACTGGATCTCTTGGAGGCGCTTCTGCGGTTGGCGGAGCAGGTTTAGGGGGAGTTGGTCAGAACTTAGGAACTTTTTGGCAACGTGGCGGAACAGGAGGTATTGGTGTTGATCCGACATCAGTAAATCCATCTTATGATTTTCTAACTCAAGCAGAGCTTCAAACAGAAGTGATAGGTGAAGTTACCAATGGTATTTCTTACATAGGTGGGGGAGGTACTGGATATGGTGCAACTCTAACATTCCCGAGAGCAGACCCGCCTGGTGGATGTGGTAGGGACACAGTTAACGCTCTAGCTAATACAGGTGGAGGCGGAGGAGGCCTCTCAAGTGGAGGATCAGGCTTTACTATGATTAAAGTTCCAAACTCATTATCTGTAACAACAACAGGAGGGCCTAGCGCCTATGCTAGAGCCTCGTTTACAATTTACGTATGGAAAAACACAGGTTCGATAACAGTAAATTCTTAAACAATAAATTTTTAAATTATGGCGCATTTCGCACAATTAGACAAAAACAATAAAGTAATAAACGTTATCGTAGTAAGTAATCAGGATACAGCTAATGGTCCTGGAACAGAAGAAGAAAACGGCCTTGCTTTTTTAGAGCATATTATGCCAAACTTAGTTTTTAAACAAACATCTTATAATGGTAATTTTAGAAAACAATTCGCAGGAATAGGAGGTACATACATAGAATCTATAGATTCTTTTGCATCACCACAACCTTATGAAAGTTGGACGCTAAATGAAACTACAGGAGATTGGGATCCTCCAATCCCTAAGCCCGAGGGAAATTACGAATGGGATGAAGAAACTCAAGAATGGGTAGAAGAGAGCGAAATTCCTAAACAATGAATTTACCTAAGAACGGGGTAGCAAAAGAACTTCGCCATTACGTAGGAAGCTTATTCATATTCTTACTTGTAATGGCAATCATATTTATATTAATGCAATATCCTGTTTTAGACACAAATAAGGAGGTTGTAATGATGCTTATTGGAACTATTTCAGCTAGTATTGGTATTGTTGTTAGCACAATTACAGGAGCTAAACCTGATGATGTTAATGCTTTAAGATCTAGCTTAGAAAAAAAGGAGCATCAAATTGAGTTGTTGGTTGCGGCAAAAGATAACCTCGAAAATATGGTGATCGAACTACAAAAACAGATGCTTGAAAATCAAGATAATGTTATGGATAAGATAATACTAAAAGCTGCATTAGACTTTGACGATAGAGATTCTGCGAATAAAACTTTAAAGGATAAAAAATGAAGTTAAAGTATTTTACAGATAAAGCAGACTTTAAAGGAAATATAGACAAAATGAACCCTAAGATACTAGGGATGCTTGATGCTTTAAGAGCTGAGTACGGATCGCCTATAGTTATAAATTCTTCTTACAGATCTACTGATCATCCAATTGAAGCTAAAAAAGAAAAACCTGGGGAGCATACATATGGCGCTGCTGTAGATATTAAATGCGTAGGCGGAGAAGCCACGTATCTTTTAGTAGCGGCTGCAATTAAATGTGGGTTTAAAAGAATAGGGATATCTAGAAAAAGTAATTTTGTTCATGTAGGTATTGGATACCCTGAAGCTCCTAATATGACTATCTGGACTTATTAATGTATGAGTAAAAAGAAATTTAAAGATACTAAGGTTGGTCAGTTTTTGCTAGAAAAAATACCTAGTGTTGTTGGCTCAATAGCTGGAGACACTCCTGTTGGATCTGTCATACAGGCTATAATCGGCGGCAGTGATATGTCTGCTGAAGATAAAGAGGTTGCTTTAGAGAAACTAAAAATTGAACGTGCAGAAATTGATGGCACAACAAGAAGGTGGGTGGCAGATTCTAGAAGTGGGAGCTGGTTGGCTAGTAACGTAAGACCTTTGACTTTAATTTTTTTAGTAATTTCCTATGTTTGCGGATGGTATTTAGGCTATCCTTTAGATGATATCACTGGGCTTTTAACTATAGTGATTGGCGGATACTTTGGGTCTCGAGGTGTTGAAAAAGTTTTCGGAAACAACAAGCATAGATAGACAAAAAACCTAAAGCAAATAATTTATATCTTTGTATTACAATTAAATTAAATACAATGGATATTAGAAAAATATCAATCGGACCTGATTACAAGACTGGTGCAATGCACTACTTAGTCGGACAAGAAGTTTTAGGCGGTAAATACTTTATACACTTAATAAAGAGCGATCCTGAAACTAATACTATAAAAATTTGGATTCAAAGAGAAGATGAAGTTCTTTTGTGGAAAGAATTTAGTCCTACTATGCCTATATCAATAGAGTATAACATTAATTTTTAATAGATGAATACAGGAGAATTACTAGACGAGTTTAATATGTTGACTGAAAAAAAGAAAAAAACTTCTGATTGGATGGAGTCTCTTGAAATTCAAGACAGAATTCATCAGATTGAAATGAAACTTAATAATGTAAAGCCTACTGACTCTTCTGTTGATTGCGAAGGGTGTGGATCATAATCATGAGATCTCCATTTTTTTTTATAGCTAAGCCCTTAGAGGGAAAGCGATATAACAACACTAAGGAGGTTTCGGGGATAGAATTAATCACTAGTACTTCAGAAGAAAATCATTTAGCCTCAAACAGGATGGCTGTTGTTGAGTCTACTCCTATAGGTTATAATGGCCCTATACAGAAAGGAGATACTCTTTTGGTTCATCACAATGTATTCAAGTTTTATAATGACATGAAGGGTAGAAAGAAAAGTGGGAAAAGTTTTTTTAAAGATGATTTATTTTTTATAGAAAACGATCAGTTCTACATGTATAAACACAATGATCATTGGAGTTGTCACGACAGGTATTGTTTTGTAGAGCCAATTCCCAAAGAAGATTCCTTCTTATACAAAAACTTTAGGAATGAACCTTTGATAGGAATAATGAAATACTCAAATGAATATTTAAAATCTAAAGGAATAAACTCTGGGGATAAAATATGTTTTAAGCCTGAAAGTGAATATCAGTTTGAAGTTGATGGCAAAAAACTTTACAGGATGTTTGATCATCAAATAACCTTAAAATTATGAAATCTGAAGAATTAAAGATAAAAATAATAAGTGCCGGTAAAAAAGCTGTTGAGCAGTTAATAAAAGTAGCTAAAGAGGATATAATAAAACATGATCCTGAAGATGAACTTGCCGCAGATAGATTAAAGAATGCTGCAGCTACAAAGAAGTTAGCTATATTTGATGCTTTCGATATATTAAATAAGATTGATTTAGAGCAGGAAAATTTAAACTTATCTTCACAGCCTAACGTTACTAAAACAAAACAAGGATTTGCAGAAAGAAGATCAAAATAAATTATACGAGAAAATTTTTAACCTTGTCCCCAGTGGTGTTTTAAAGAAAAAAAACAAAGCTAAGACTTGGCTTTACGGGTATAACGAAAAATACGATATAGTTGTTATTTCTAAAACTGGTCAAATAGAGGATATCATATGTATTAATGATGTTCGTATAGCTCTACCTAAGATACCGGATAAAATTTATCAAAGAAGTAAAAACAAAAAAGAACAATATTGGGAAAGACATTCTCTCCCTAAAGACCTCACAAAAATCTCATCTATATTTCATTGGAATGAAATGCCTGATAATTTTAAATCTAATTGGGTTGATTATATTGAAGGTGAATTTGATAATAGAGATTTAGGCTTTTGGTTTTATAACAATGGAGCCCCTACATATATAACAGGCTCTCATTATATGTATCTTCAATGGACTAGTATTGATGTAGGTTATCCTGATTTTAGAGAAGCTAATAGGATTTTCTTTTTATACTGGGAAGCGTGCAAAGCGGATAACAGGTGTTTTGGCATGGACTATTTAAAAATACGAAGATCTGGATTTTCTTTTATGGGCTCTTCTGAATGTGTGAATACGGGTTCTTTAGCGAAAGATTCTAGAGTTGGAATACTTTCTAAAACCGGTTCTGATGCTAAAAAAATGTTTACCGACAAGGTAGTTCCTATATCAACTAGACTTCCTTTCTTTTTTAAACCCATACAAGATGGTATGGATAAGCCTAAAACTGAATTAGCATTTAGAATTCCTGCATCTAAAATAACTAAAAAAAACATGTATGATGTAGTGGATGATGAGTTATATGGATTAGACACGACTATTGATTGGAAGAATACAGACGATAACTCCTATGATGGAGAAAAATTACTTTTACTAGTTCACGATGAATCAGGAAAGTGGGTGAAACCTAATAATATTTTAAATAATTGGAGGGTTACAAAAACTTGCTTGAGGTTGGGGAGTAAAATTATAGGTAAATGCCTAATGGGGTCTACCTCTAACTCACTTAGTAAGGGAGGTGATAATTTTAAAAAGCTCTACGAAGATTCTAATCCAAAAGAAAGAAATGCTAATGGTCAAACTAAAAGCGGAATGTACTCTTTATTTATACCTATGGAATGGAATATGGAGGGGTTTATAGATCTTTATGGAATGCCTGTTTTTTATAAACCTGAAAAACCTATAATGGGTGTTGATGGCGAGAAAATAATTAATGGAGCTATAGATTATTGGGAGGCTGAAGTAGATTCTTTAAAGAAGGACGCTGATGCTTTAAATGAATTTTATAGACAATTTCCTCGAACAGAGTCTCATGCTTTTAGAGATGAAAGTAAATCGTCTTTATTTAATCTAACTAAAATATATCAACAAATAGATTACAATGACTCTTTGATAATGGAGCATCATGTAACTAGAGGGAGGTTTTATTGGAAGAACGGAGTAAAAGACAGTGAGGTTATTTGGACTCCAGATTCTAGAGGAAGATTTAGGGTTTCTTGGACTCCAAAAAAAGGAATGAATAATAATTTATATTCTAAGAATGGAGTTTATTATCCTGGAAATGAGCACATTGGAGCTTTTGGTTGTGACTCTTATGATATATCTGGAACTGTTGGAGGACGAGGGTCTAATGGAGCGCTGCATGGAATGACTAAGTTTAATATGGACGATGCTCCAAGTAGTGAATTCTTTTTAGAATATGTAGCTAGACCGCAAACTGCTGAGATATTTTTTGAAGAAGTTTTAATGGCATGTGTGTTTTATGGAATGCCTATACTTGTGGAAAATAATAAACCTAGGCTATTATATCACTTTAAGAATAGGGGGTATAGAGGATTTAGTATGAATCGTCCAGATAAGCACTATAATAAGTTATCAAAGACTGAACGTGAATTAGGAGGAATACCTAATACTTCTGAAGATGTAAAGCAATCTCATGCTGCAGCAATAGAGTCTTATATAGAAAAGCATATAGGAATAGACTTAGATGCAACGTACAGGGATCCTGATGAGATGGGCAGTATGTACTTTGCTAGAACTTTAGAGGATTGGGCAAAATTCGATATAAACAATAGAACTAAATTTGACGCAAGTATAAGTTCTGGATTAGCTATAATGGCTAATCAAAAAGGTGTTTATTTGCCTGAGCAAAAACAAACAAAAATAAGTCTTAACTTTGCAAGATATAATAATAAAGGATCTTTAAGCGAATTAATTAGATGAAGGAAGTTAGTGTAAATATTTCATCTGTAGGATTTCCAAGTCAATTTGTTTCAGATGCTGAAAAAGCAACTGAAGAGTTTGGATTACAGATAGGTCAAGCAATACAATACGAATGGTTTAGAAAAGACTCAGGAGGCTGTAGATATTATAGTCAATGGAGGGATTTCAATAGACTTAGACTGTATGCTAGAGGAGAGCAATCAGTTGCTAAGTATAAAAATGAATTAGCTGTTGATGGTGATCTTTCCTATCTTAACCTAGACTGGACTCCTGTTCCTATAATACCGAAGTTTGTAGACATAGTTGTTAACGGAATGTCTGACAGGTTATTTAAGGTTAATGTTTATGCTCAAGATGCGCTGTCTCAAGCCAAAAGAAGTAAGTACCAAGAAATGGTAGAAGGTCAAATGGCTGCCAAAGAAGTTCTTCAGACAGTGAAAGACAACACGGGGTTTGATCCTTTTATAATGAACCCCGACGATCTTCCCTCTACGGACGAGGAGCTTTCTTTATATATGAATTTAAACTATAAACCAGCTATAGAAATTGCGGAAGAAGAAGCGATTGATACTATGTTTGCTGAGAATCATTATTCTGATATACGAAAAAGATTAGATTATGATCAAATGGTTGTAGGGATGAGTGTTGCTAAACATGAGTTTCTTCCAGGATCAGGTGTAAAAGTTTCTTACGTAGACCCCGCTAATGTGGTTTATAGTTACACAGAAGATCCAAATTTTAAAGATTGCTTTTATTGGGGAGAAATAAAAACTGTTCCAATTACAGAGTTGAATAAGATTGATACTACACTAACTAATGCTGATCTAGAAGTAATATCTCAATATAGCCAAAGCTGGTATGACTATTTCAATACTGCTCAATATTACGAGAACGATATTTTTTACAGAGATAGCTGTACGTTAATGTATTTTAATTACAAGTCTACTAAGAAAATAGTTTACAAAAAAAAGAAGTTAGATGGTGGAGCTTCTAGAATGATAGAAAAAGATGACACCTTCAATCCTCCTGAGGAAATGATAGAAGATGGAAACTTTGAAAAGATAGAAAAAACTATAGATGTTTGGTATGAGGGGGTAATGGTTATGGGTACTAATATTTTGCTTAAGTGGGAGCTTGCTGAAAATATGGTTCGGCCTAAATCTTCTTCTCAGCATGCAATACCTAATTATGTAGCTACTGCACCTAGAATGTATAAAGGCAATATCGAATCTCTTGTTAGGAGAATGATACCTTTTGCTGATCTAATTCAAATGACACATTTAAAACTTCAGCAAGTTATAGCTAAAGTAGTTCCAGACGGAGTGTATATTGATGCGGATGGTTTAAATGAAGTTGACTTAGGTACAGGATCAGCGTATAATCCAGAAGATGCTTTAAGATTATACTTCCAAACAGGTAGTGTAATAGGAAGAAGTTATACCCAAGAAGGGGATTATAATCAAGGTAAAGTGCCTATACAGCAGCTCACGTCCAATTCAGGAGCTTCTAAGACACAAATGCTTATAGCTAACTATAACCACTACTTAAGCATGATAAGGGCTGTAACAGGCTTAAATGAAGCCAGAGACGGGTCTTCCCCTAATTCAGACGCTTTAGTTGGTGTTCAAAAGTTAGCAGCATTAAGTTCAAATACAGCCACTAGACATATTTTAGATGGTAGTCTTTATATGTATAGAACTTTAGCTGAGGCTTTAACTTATAGAGTTGCAGACATACTTGAGTATTCTGATTTTAAAGATGACTTTATAAATAAAATAGGAAAATATAATGTAAGTATTTTAGGGGAGATATCTGAGTTATATATTTATGACTTTGGAGTATTTATTGAATTATCTCCAGACGAAGAAGAAAAAGCTTTGCTTGAACAGAATATTCAAATGGCGCTATCTAAAGGAGATATTAATTTAGAGGATGCTATTGATATTAGAGAGATAAGAAATCTTAAACTGGCTAATCAATTACTGAAAGTTAAAAGAAAATCTAAGCAAGAGATAGACGAAAAGAAAGAAATGCAACGTCAAGCTATAACTGCTCAGCAGCAACTTAAGTCTCAAGAGATGGCAGCTCAAGTAGCTATTCAAAAAATAGAATTAGAGACTCAAGGGAAAATGAAATACAAGCAAGCTGAAATTGCCTTTGAAATAGAAAAGACAAAGGCCGAGGCTGAATTAAAGTCTCAACTAATGCAGCAAGAGTTTAATTACAATTTACAGCTACAAGGCATTAGCGATTCTCAGTTAGCAAAAAGAGAGGGTAGTAGAGAAGAAGCAAAGAAAGATAGGATAAGTCAGCAGAATACCGAGCAATCTCAATTAATAAATCAAAGAAAAAACAATTTACCGCCTAAGAATTTTGAGTCTAATGAAGATTCTCTAGATGGTTTTGATTTAGCTGAGTTTTCTCCAAGGTAAAAAAGTGTCTTTATATTTTTCTTAAATTTGTAACTTAAATCAAATCAAATGGATATAAAAGTAAGAGAGGTAACGAATGTAGATTCAAAATCTTCACAAGAAATTGAACAAGAGCTACTTGACAAACATGAAGAGCAGTTTTCTGAAGAGTCAAGCGAACAGCCTGTAAGTGAAAAGAATCAGATTGATGATGCCGAAGAAGAAAAAAAAGAAGAGCCTGTATTAGAAGATAACGCTTCTATTAAAGAAGATTACGAGCTAAAAGAGGAAGATGTTCTTTCATATATTGGAAATAGATATGGTAAAGAAATTAATTCTATTGAAGAATTAATGGAGGCTAAAGAAGAGGCAGAAGAATTGCCTGAAGATGTAGCCGCTTACTTTAAATATAAAAAAGAAACAGGACGAGGAATTGGTGATTTTGTTAAATTACAACAAGACTACACTAAAATGAATCCTGATTCTTTGCTAAGAGAGTACTTTACACTTACGGAAGAAGGTTTAGATTCAGAAGATATCAACTCCATACTAGAGGATTATGATTATGATGAAGAGCTAGATGACGAATCGGTGATTAAGAAAACTAAATTAGCAAAGAAAAAAGCTATTGCTAAAGCAACTAGGTTTTTCAATGAACAGCAAGAGTTATACAAACAACCGCTTGAGTCAATCGGTAGTTCTAACGAAGCTAATGAAGAACTAAAGGAGTATAAGCAATATTTAAGTACCGCTAAATCTCAACAAGAGGAAGCAAATCGTAAGCGTGAATGGTTCTCGAAGAAAAGCGACGAGGTATTCAGTTCAGAGTTTAAAGGTTTTAAATTCAAATTGAACGACGCAGATGTTACGTTTTCTCCGGGTAGCACTTCTGAATTAAAGAAAGCTCAAGAGACTCCTTTGAATTTTGTAAATAAATACTTAGACTCTAATGGACTTTTAACTGATGCGGAAGGATACCATAGATCTTTAGCAATCGCAATGAATCCTGATAAATTTGCTCAGTTCTTTTTTGAACAAGGTAAATCACAAGCGACTGAAGACGTGATACGCAAGACAAAAAACATAAACATGTCAGAGCGTAGAACTCCAGAGGTTTCTACTAAAGGAGGAATGCAAGTAAAATCTTTATCGAAACCATCGAGTAAAGGATTAAAAATTAAAAGTATTAAAAGAACCTAAAAAAAATTAAAAAATTATGGCTGGATCGGTAAATGCAACCCCGACATTCGCTCTAACTCCAAGTTCAGAAAGAACCCCTGGAACAGAGAATTACATTACTAACTTCGACTTTTTAAATCAGTATCTTCCTGATACTTATGAAAAAGAGTTTGAACGTTATGGAAACAGAACTATCTCTTCATTCTTACGTATGGTAGGAGCTGAGATGCCTACAAATTCTGACCTTATAAAATGGGCAGAACAAGGTAGACTACACACTAAATATACTCAAGTAGGTACTGCTGCTCTTATTAATGCAGACGCAGCTACTTTTCAAGTAAATGACGTTATTGACCCTGCTGCAGCTCAACAAGTTGTAAGAGTAGGTCAAACTATTGCTGTTGTACAAAACAGTGGCGCTGGTATGAATAAAGCTGTTGTTACTGCTGTGAATAACGCAGGTGGTGGAGCTGGACAATTTACTTGTTCTTTCTACGAAGCAGGAGGATTAATCGCTGCTGGAACTGGAGATGCTAACGCTGATGTTACTATCTTTATTTATGGTTCAGAATTTAGAAAAGGAACTGCTGGAATGGTTGGTTCTCTTGAGTCTAATGACTTTATCTTTGAAAACAAGCCTATCATCTTAAAAGACACGTATACTGTTTCTGGATCTGACATGGCTCAAATTGGATGGGTAGAAGTTACTACTGAAGACGGAGCTACTGGATACTTATGGTATTTAAAATCAGAGCATGAAACTCGTTTACGTTTTGATGACTACTTAGAGACTGCAATGATTGAAGCTGTACCTGCTGAGCAAAACTCAGGAGCTGCTGCTGCATTAGGTAGCGCTGCTGGTGCGGCAAATCCTGGTGCTGGATCTGATGGTATCTTTTATTCTGTTTCTCAAAGAGGAAATATCTGGAATGGTGGAAACCCACAAGCTTTAGCAGATTTTGATGCTATCATCTCTCGTTTAGATAAGCAAGGGTCTATCGAAGAAAATGTTATTTTCCTTGATCGTCAATTTGGATTTGACATTGATGACATGTTAGCTGCACAAAACTCTTACGGAGCAGGTGGTACTTCTTATGGTCTATTTGACAATGATGAAGAGATGGCATTAAATCTAGGTTTCTCAGGATTCCGTAGAGGATATGACTTCTATAAGACTGACTGGAAATACTTAAACGATCCTACAATGCGAGGAGGACTTCCTTTAGGAGCTAACTCTGGACGAGTAAATGGATTACTTGTACCTGCTGGATCTACAAGTGTTTACGATCAAATCTTAGGAAAGAACGCTAAGCGACCTTTCTTACACGTTCGTTACAGAGCTTCTGAAACAGAAGATCGACGTTACAAAACTTGGATTACGGGATCTGCCGGTGGTGCTGCTACTAGCGATATCGATAATATGCAAGTTAACTTCTTGTCTGAGAGAGCTGTTTGTACTTTAGGTGCTAACAACTTCTTCTTATTCCAAGAATAGTAGATTGACTTTTAATGGGGGTGTAAAAACCCCCATTATTTTATAAACTTTAAATTAAATCTAAATTATATACAATGAAAAAGAATACAGTTTTTGTAGATAAACAATACAAATTAGTAAGAGAAACTCCACCATTATCATTAATACTAGCTTCTCGACATACTCAGAGATACCCTTTATTACATTGGGATGAAAAAGAAGGAACTAATCGTCCTTTAAGATACGCTAGAAATCAAAAAACACCTTTCCAAGACGAGCAAGATAACAATGCTATTTTAGAGCCAATTGTTTTTGATGACGGATTTTTAAACGTCCCTAAAAATAATCAAGTGCTACAGCAGTTTTTATCTTTACACCCAGGGAACGGAAGTCTTTTCGTAGAGGTAGATAAAGCAAAAGAAGCTGCAGAGATTGTTGAGGACTTAAACTTAGAGGTAGATGCCTTAATTGAAGCTAGACAATTAGAATTAGATCAAGTAGAGAATGTAGCTAGAGTTTTATTTGGAAGTGATGTTTCTAAAATTACGACAGCAGAGCTGCGAAGAGATATATTAATATTCGCAAAGTCTGACCCTAAAGGTTTTTTAACCTTACTTAAAGATCCTATGTTAAAAATGAACGCTACTGTTCAATCTTTCTTTGATAAGAATTTATTGAGTCTTAGAAATAATAAAAAAGAGGTGTGGTTTAATACGCCTTCAAATAAAAAGAAGATGCTTAATGTTCCTTACGGCGAAGACTATATGTATATGGCCGCATCCTTCTTTCAATCAGATGATGGAGTAGAATCATACAAACATCTTAGGCAGTTATCTAAGGATAAGTAAGAGGAGATAAATGAAGGGGTCAAAAAATTGACCTCTTTTTTTTTGCTTATCTTTGTGCAAAAGAATTAGCAATGATAAATTCTGTACGAAATACAGTTTTAGCGATTATAAATAAAAATAACTATGGTTATATATCTCCATCAGATTTTAACCTTTTTGCGAAGCAAGCTCAGTTGGATATATTCGATGAATATTTTTATTCATATAATCAACAAATAAATAAAGAGAATTCACGTGTATCAGGAACTGGTTATGCGGACATAAAGAAAGGACTAGAGGAGGTGATAGATACTTTTTCAGTAACATCAGTTTTATCTCAAGTGGCTTTAAATGTTTTTTCTGTTCCTACTGCAAACACTACTGGATCGGATTATTATTTACTAAATAAAATCCTTTGTTCTTCTGGTGGTGTATATAAGGGAGAGGCGGAAAAAGTAAGTCATAGTAAAATAACACTTTTAAACAATTCTGTTTTAACAGCTCCCTCTATTGCATATCCCGCCTATACTCAAGAAGGAAATAGTTTGACAATATTTCCAGCAACATATAATACTGCAGGAGATATTCAATCACAATATATTAGATACCCTAAAGACCCTAAATGGACCTATACCACTATATTAAGTGGAGACCCTATTTTTGATCAAAGTCAACCTGACTATCAAGACTTCGAGCTTCCTTTAGATGACGCTAATGATTTAGTGGCTAAGATACTTCAGTATGCAGGTATATCGATAAGAGAAGGAGATGTCGTTAAGTTTGGACAATTAGAGGAACAATTACAAAATCAACAGCAATAGGTATGGCATACATGGATCAAAAAAAATATTATACTAATGATGGGGTTGCGCCTACGGATGCAAATTGGGGTTCGTCTCAATATGTAAGTTTAGCTGATGTAGTTACTAACTTCTTGTTGATGTATGACGGAAACCATTCTTTAATAAACAATGAAAGTAGATACAAGGTATTGTTTCATGCAAAAAGAGGTATTCAAGAATTAAATTATGACGCATTTAAAGAGATAAAATCTTTAGAATTAAAAGTTTATGATGATTTAAGATTTGTTCTTCCTTCTGATTATGTTAATTGGGTTGACCTGTCTTTATTTAAAGATGGTGTGGTTAGAAAATTAACAGAAAATATACAGGTTCAATCGGCGGTTTCTTATATTCAAACATCAACAGCAGGATTTACTTATGATGCTAGCGACAATGTTTCTAAAGAGACCTCGGATATAGATACTCAAAGATTAAATGGTAGCTTAAAAAGTATTTATCTTAATGACGCTATTGATGAAGATGTTAATCCTGGGGTAAATGATTATGATAGTGATATATATAATTCACGTATTGGAGCTAGATATGGTTTAAATACTGAGACCGCTAACATTAACCCAACTTTTACTATAGATAAAAAAGCCGGTGTAATTAATTTTGATTCTACCATGGCCAATCAAAGCTGCATATTACAGTATATATCAGACGGAATGGAAAATGGAGACGACTCTTTAATTAGTGTCCATAAAATGTTTGAAGAGTATATATATGCGTATATAACTTATGCAATATTAAATAGTAAATTTAATGTTCAAGAGTATATTATAAATAGAGCTAGAAAAAACAAAGCGGCTCTTTTAAGAAACGCAAAAATTAGATTAAGCAATATTCATCCCGGAAGACTTATTATGAATATGAGAGGGAAGAATAAGTGGATAAAGTAATATGGCAAAATTAAAAAGGCATTTTATTAAAGGACGCATGAATAAAAGCGTCGACGAAAGGCTTGTACCTAACGGAGAGTATATAGATGCTTTAAACGTCAGGCTAGGATCTACTGAAGCTTCTGAAGTTGGGTCGGTAGAAAACTCTAAAGGTAATAGTGTTTTAACGGCCTTAATATTTACTGACTTTCAAACTCTACAAGAAACACCATTAAGCGAATCTGCAAGAACAATAGGGGTGCATGAGGATGGTGCAAACGAAACTATATATTGGTTTGTTCACGACCCTAAGTTCCCCTTAGGAAATACAGGTAGGTGTGATATGATTGTTTCATTTAACACTGTTACAGGTCAAGTAACCTATCATGTGGTTAGTATTGATGACGGAAGCGGGATTCTCACCACTTTAAATTTTAATCCTCAGTATTTAATAACTGGAGTAAGTTTAATTGGAGATCTTTTATTTTTTACAGATGGTCTTAATCCTCCAAGGTTTATAAACATCAATAATGATTACGCTGACCCTACTGATCAAGGAGCTGCGACACCTATAGTGTCTTGGTCGTTTACTGCAGGATCAGTGGTTTCAAGTGGAATAGAGACAATTGGTTTTGATCAAGGAACTTTATCTCCATGTCCTAATCCTGTAGGGGCAATAGGGGTTGGAGTTGCTCCAACAACTACTCAAATAGCTCTTCCAGGAGTTGATTGTTATACGTTAGGCTCACTAACAAAAACTAAAGGATATGGTATTCAAGCAATAAATAACTTATCAAACTTTGCTTTAACATCTTTCACTTATCTTCCTTCTACAGGGAAAGGCGAATTTACTATTATAAATAGCGGAGGCATAGGCAACCCAGGGTCAGGAAGTCTGTCGGGTACAATAACAGGGGATGATGGAAGTTCTGGAACTTGGGAAGTTGATTATAATCCGGGGAATACTTATGTTGATTCAGCAGGAACTGTATTAACTCCTGAGTCTTTAGGTCAGATTACATATACGAACATAGCTTTAGTTAACAATGTAACCTACACCATTAATATTTAGATATGTCATATATAGATAACTTTAGCGCGGAAAGTATTTTGGTGATAAAAAAACCACCTACTTCATCTCCTACAATAAAACCAATTACATTACCAACACAAAATAATTTTTTAGAAGAAAGATTTGTTTGTTTTGCTTATAGATATGAATATCAAAACGGGGAGTTTTCAGCAACATCACAATTTAGTGATCCTGCATTTACCTCTGAACCATATACGTTTAGTTATGATAGCTTTCTAAATGAAGGAATGATTAACTCTTCTAATGCTGTTGAAATAACCTATAACACAGGAGGACCTTTAGTTATTGCTGTCGAGCTTTTGTTTAAAGAGATGGGTGATAGCACTATAAAAATAATAGAAAGGCTAGATAAAGTTTCCTTAAATTTAGGTAATGATAATACAGCTACATATGTTTTTGAAAATCAAAAAATATTTACAGTACTTCCTGAGTCAGAAATATTAAGACTTTACGACAATGTTCCTTTAAAGGCTAACGCCCAAACACTTATGGGTAATAGATTGATTTATGGTAATTACACAGAAGGTCATGATTTAGTAGATAAACTCAATAATCCTGTTAAATTTACCTACAATACTGAGCTTGAGTCTAAAGATGTAGGTTTAGCTGATATCGATATTTCTAATATTAGCGGAGACTATACTATAAGCGGATCATCCATAACTGTTCCTGAATCTGTATTGTCCGTAAATTTAAGCGGTCAGCCGCTATTAGCCGGCTCTAGAATATTTATTGATATTCAATTTTTACACTCTTCTTTTGAAGGTCAAACTCCTTTGCCTAATGAAACGACTGTAGGTACACTAATTGCCTTTGATTATGTTTTACCTCAAGCTTTTAATAGCGTTCACGAGTTGGCTATTAGTGATCATTTTATAGCTTACGTAGGGAGTAGCTCGACTATAAAGCCTATGGCTACGTCTTGTGACGGAACAACTTTCACAGATGTTTTTAATTGCTCAATACCTAATACTTTAACTACACCAACCGGTACTGTAACTAAATCTAATAGCGGTATATCTGGTGTTGGTCAAGCTATTGAAATAATAAGTACTTCTGGAAGTGATGTAATAGATCTTCAGATTCCTGCAGTACAATTTGTTGATAACCTAGTAACTCCTACCCAGACTTTATATGAATTCTATCAAATAAATGTATCTTCAGGAACTTTTCAAGAGTTGTCTAATAATTACAGTTTACACAGTAACAGGGGCTATGAGCTTGGTATTGTGTATATGGATGAATTTAACAGGTCTAGTACTGCTCAAGTAAGCGTAGACAACACTATCCATATTCCTTGCGGAAAATCTTCTTCTGTAAATAAAATTAAAGCTATAATTCCAGGAGGCCCAGGCCCTGCTTCAACATCTGTTACTCCAGCTCAAATAGCTCCTTCTTGGGCTACTAGGTATAAATTTGTTATTAAGCCGGACAGAACTACTTACGAGACTATTTATACGAGCACTTATTACGATGATCCAGACAGTAATGCGACTTACTTTTTTTTAGAAGGAGAAAACGCTAATAAGGTAGAAGCGGGGGATAGATTAATAGTTAAGACCGACAGTAGGGGAGTAATATCTAACTGCACTTATACTACTGTACTAGAGAAAGAAGCTAAAACACAGAATTTTATAACTATACCAGATCCTTTAAACCCTCCTTCAGGGGGTAACGATGGCGGAACTATACTAGTTCCTGCCGGGGTGTATATGAAAATTAATGCGAACAATTTTGTTATAGAAAATAACGAAGAACCTGGGGGAAGTTTTGTGGACGAGGGGACTCTCCATGGTGCTAGTACAAGTTCGATAGGTCCTTCTTTTATAGCTTATCCAGTAAATTCAGTTAATCCTGGAGGCACAGGAGCTACTAGTTATATTGATTATACAGTTCCAGAAGGAAGTGGAGTTCAATATTCTTTTGATTTTACTCAAGCAAGCTTGAGAGCATTTGGTTCTCAAATAACAGAAGGTAGGGATTACAACTTAAGCCTCAGCGTAAGATCTAGAGCAGATTATAGCGACTTTAAGGATTTTTGGGACGGAGAAGATTTTAATCTATTAATAGATAATGGAGTGTCTTCTATTGGGCCAGGAGGAGATCCTTGGGAAATAAACTATAATAGTACGTTGCAAACGGAGGCTAGAGACCCTTTGTATACTGACATGCCTGATACTGCGAGGGATCAGATTGAATTTAAATTTTTCAGAAACTCTGCAACTAATCAACTTTTTCTTTTGTCTGCAGCAGGCAGGGATTCTTATTATAGTGTATTCGGTATCCCTAATGAAAAACACGCTTATACAGACGAAAGAATACAGGTTAATAGAGTTCCTAGTGACACTATTGTGTTTGAGACTATACCATTAGACGGCTCTGTTGATATATGGTACGAGAATGATTTGTCTTTTGCTATAGACAATCTAGGTCAACATACTGGTAATGTTCAAAATCAACTTATTGATTTTAATAATGGGGCTACCACTACTCCTCAAGACGCTATTATAGATACTGGGTTTTATAACTGTATTGCTTTTGGTAATGGTGTAGAGAGTTATAAAATTAGAGACTCTGTAAAAGGTAAAGATTTAAACTTTGGGAATAGAGTAACCACAACTTCTTCTCAGATATATAAAGAATCTAATAGATTTGCAGATTTAACTTATAGTGGTGTATTTAATGACGAGAGTAACGTAAATAAATTAAATGAATTTAACTTAGGCCTTTTAAACTTTAAGCCTCTTGAGGAGTCTTTTGGGCCTATAGAAAAATTATACGGAAGAAAAGATGATATACTTACACTTCAAGAAGATAAAATATCTTACGTATTAGTATCAAAAGATTTGTTGAGTGATGCTAGTGGAAGTGGAGTTTTAACATCTGTTCCCACTATCTTAGGTAAACAAATTCCTAGAATTGAAGAGTACGGAATAAGTTCAAATCCTGAGAGTTTTTCTTCTTATGGTGCGAATAAATATTTTACTGATTCTAAAAGAGGATCGGTGATAAAGCTTACCGGAAGCTCATTTCAGAACGATACACTAGAAGTTGTTTCTCAGCTTGGCATGAGAGGTTGGTTTAGAGATTTTTTCATAGACACTATAAGCAATCAAAAGCTAGGAGCTTATGATCCTTACATGAACGAATATGTCTTAGCCACAAATTCTCAGACCGAATCTGGTGATGTTAATTGTTTCCCTTGTGGCGTAGCAGAAAACGTTGTTGTTGAGCCTAGCAGAGAGACTATTTATTGTGTTAATGTAGGTCAAAACGTAGGATCAGTTGTTATTGATTATATTATTCCTAACGCTGAGGAAGACAGTGTTATAACTCAGCCAAACACTCCTTCTACAGGGACTGGGTTAGTTGATATTATAAGTGAATCTAGTAGTGATATAGTTACGGAAACTACCAACACAGGAGTTGGGTATACTATAAACGCTTATTATAATAATGTGGGATATGGAACAGTAGGGCCTGTATATGTAAGCGGATCTATTACTGTGCCTAAAACTTTAGTAGATGTTACGACTATAACTTTAGTGGTAACAACAAGCTCAACAGAGTCTGATACGATTCAAATAACTACTGGTTGTGTAACTGAAAACATAATGACTCTTTATAATATTACCTTAACTAGTGATAATGAAGCCACTCAAACTATTCATAATGAATATTCTTGGATTGACGGACCTTTCTCGTCTTCAGTTCAGTCAAATCAAGTTCAGTTTTCTGGAGGTCAATCTACTCCTGTTATATCTCAATTTGCTAGCGGCTCAGGGCCAACGGGTATTTTTGCTCCATCAGCAGGAGCTACTGTAAGTATGATAAGTAATAAGCTAGACACTGATGATTTTGTGTTTGATGCTACATCAAATAAATTTCAATATTTAAGAACAGCTACTACATACGGAAATAATTCAGCAGACATGTTAGCTTTAGTTTCAGCAGCTAACACAGCTACTCCTGTTGTGGTAAATGGAAATCAAAATTACGCTAACTTTACAATGCCTACAGGTACTGCTTTAGAAAACAAACTATACATGATATGGGATTATAGAGATTCAACTAGCGCTATACTAAACGTAGACAATAATTATGTTGATGCTTGTTGTCCTACCATACCAATAGGGCCTGTGGTTAATTGTGGTGTTGCTAACGCTTATTCTGGAGGGGTGGTATTTCCTAACTTATCCAATGTTACGTTAGGATCTATAAACGGAAACGTTGTTCTTGATTACAGTGTAACTTCAGTTCCTTCTAAGATATTAGTTAAGTACGATGGAATTGTTGTTATAGATACAGGATATAGAGGAGACTCTTCTTATCAAGGTCAATTAAATAATGCGCTTGCATCTAGAGGTCTTCCTCCTGAAGTTATAGCGGGAACAGGAACAGGGACAGCTTCATTTACTAAATCTACAGCTACTACAAATGCTGTGGTTGAGGTATACTCTCCTTTAAGTAATAACGTATGGACTACAACATTAAATTGTCCAACTTAAATTAAAATAAATGGCACAAGGAACTTATTATTTTGATGCAGCTACTTTCTCAAGTGCAACGGCGGTATATACAAATGCAGATCTTAGCGCTTGTGCTCCTGACGGGTTTTATTCTGACGGAGTAATATCTCGTCAACAAGTAAACTGCAGACTTTTAGAGGCTCAAACTTGTCCTAATTGTGCAAGCAATCCTACACCACAGCCGCTTGTGTTTACGTGTGCTATATCAGGATTTTCTGTAGCCCCAGGTATTGTAGGGGATGCAGTTGTAGGTAGTGTTGTTAATGGAACAATAAGCGGCTCTATCAGTCCTTCGACATATCAGTTAGGAACTAATGCTTATACTGTTAGCGTAATAGCCCCCTTACCTTATACTAATGCCGGAGCAACCATTGGACCTTGTTCCGCTAATGCAGTTGGAACATCACCTGTTGTTCCTCCAGGACCTACATTATATTATTATTTCTTGAGAGGTTGTCAAAATAACGCAGGAGTTACTCCTACTAGCGGGTATATGAATTTCACTTCAGAGCCTACTAATAGTCAAAGATATCTTGACGGGGCAAATGGCAACTACTATTTCTACGACAATACTCAGCCTATTTTAACATCAACAACTAATCTACTTCCTAATAGCATTAATGCTTTGCCTGGCGAATTTGGCTGTCCTCCAATAACATCAGGATATATACTTAGAAGATGTAGTGATAGTGAAAATAATTTTTATGTTAGCACTACAGATTCTTTAAGTCTTAATCAACGTATGGTTGATAATTCTAGTGTTTATTATGTAATAGACGGAAGTTACTCTGGAGGCGGAGAAATAGAAATACCTAGTGCTACAGCAGTATCCGGTGAAACTGGATGCCCTTCTATACCACCTGCAGCTCAAAACTTTGAATGTAGTGACGCAGGACTTACTATATCAGACGGAGTGGTTGGAGACCCTGTTGACGCGCAGGTTGCTAACGGCACGATTGTACCGGGGTCTATTAGCCCTAGTACATATCAAGCTGGAAGTAATACATATTCATTAAACATAGAGGTTACTGCAACTACAATTCAAAGAGGAGGGGTGGATGTTCCTGTAGCAAACACTGGATCTACTATTCCTTGTTCGGATAACGCTACTGGAGAGGCTGTTACCCCTATCTTAAGCATGACTCCAGGGTCGTTTAATATTGAGAGAGGATCGGCAGACAATAGACTTCTTTTTATTACCGCAAATGGGCCTTGGGCCATAACATTCAGTGGAGGCGGAGGTCAAGCTAGCTCATATTTTTCAGTTGGTCAATCTTCAGGAACAGGCAATGCTCAAGTTCCATTATACTATAATGGAGGAACTAACGGATGGACTAACCCCGCTGCTGTTGAATTAAGAGTAGGTAATGCTAGTGGTACTATTGCAGACACAACAACTATAACTTTATCGGCAGAAGAGATTATCGGAGGAGGTATTTGATTATAGTTAATTATCTTGTGCGATTATCGGATTAGTTTTTATTTTACATAACTTAGCAAGGTAAATTAAATTAATTTAAATGAACACTATATTTATTCAAATTGCCAGCTATAGAGACCCTCAATTAATACCAACCATAGAGGACTTACTCCGTAATGCAGATAACCCAGAACTATTAAAGATATGTATAGCTCATCAACACAGTGAAGAAGATCACTGGGATACTTTACAGAAATACGCAGGAGATGATAGGTTTATTATAATTGATATTCCTTATCAAGAATCATTAGGAGCTTGTTGGGCTAGAAATCAAATACAACAACACTATTCAGGAGAGAAATACACCCTTCAATTAGACTCTCACCATAGATTTATTGAAGGTTGGGATTCTGTTTGTATAGAAATGATGGAGTCTCTTAAGTTAAAGGGATACAATAAGCCTTTGTTAACAGGATACATGCCTGGGTATGATCCTTCTAATGATCCTAATGGAAGAGGAGATAAACCATGTGGTATGTCATTTGACAGATTTACTCCAGAAGGAGTGGTGTTTTTTCTTCCTTATTATATTGATGAATCAGTTAAAGATCCTGTCCCTGCTAGATTTTACTCTGCGCATTTTGCCTTTACGCTAGGTTCGTTTTGCAATGAAGTTCAACACGATCCTTCTTTTTATTTTCACGGAGAAGAAATAACAATAGGTGTTAGAGCTTATACGTGGGGTTATGATTTGTTTCACCCTCATAAATTAATATGTTGGCATGAATACACAAGAGATAATAGAGTAAAGCATTGGGATGACGATAAAGATTGGCATTTAAAAAACGATGTTGCTCATTCAAGAACCAGACGTTTACTAGGTATTGATGGAGAGGTTTGTTCTCCTTGTAATAAAAACACTTTTAATGGGTATGATATTGGAAGCTTTAGGTCTATAAGTGATTATGAAGTATATAGCGGTATCAGGTTCAAAGATAGATGTATAACAGAGCCTTGTTTACTTAACAAGAATCCTCCTGGTAATTCAAATGACTCTTATTTTTTAGTATTCAAACATTTATTTAAAATATTTAAAAACTTTTTTCCTTACAATGATTATGAGTTTGCCGCTTTAATTCTTGAAGATAAAGATAATAATCAATTATATCGAGATGATTTAAATAAAGAAACTATATACAACTTAATTAACGGGCCTCACGAAAGCATAGACGTGTCTATAGAGTATAATGGGCCTACACCCCATCAATGGGTGTTGTGGCCTTACAGCTCTTCTAATGGATGGTCGGATAAAAGAGTAGCTAAAATTTAACTTTAATACATTGAGAATAAAATCGTAATTTTGTAGCTAGAATATTTTTTATATGAGTATAGCATTTAGTAGAGAGGTAAGTATAAAAGAAACAGATAGAGGGTCTGGAACAGTTTATGATTCTAACGGAAATCAATACACTGTAGCTAGAAGTAAAACAGTTACCCTGCCTACTGCACTCACTGTAGGTACAGGGACTATAGAAGAAAGGTCGGCCCTGTATTTAAATTATAGTGGAGGTGAGGGCGAAATTAGTGTTGAAGGTGTTATACTAAACTCTGTTGGAGAGTTGGTTATTGACTTCACTAGAACGCCCCCTCTGCTAGTAGACTTAAACAATCCTAATGCAAGCTGGGAAGGAGTAACTATTAGTGCATCTCCTTTGCCTGCCGGAGACTATACCATTTATATATTTCCAATGAGCTTGCGAGGGCAGAATCTTACGGGTACTGCAAAATTATATTTCAGGGGTCAAAGAGCAGAACCTGCTCCTACACCAACCCCAGAGCCAACTCCATTGCCTACTCCTACTCCAGCTCCTACCCCTACTCCTACTCCTGCGCCTACCTCAACCCCAGTACCTACACCGCCACCAAGCAATCCAGTGCCTAACCTTATAGTTCCTTTAGGTCCTCAATACACGCTTACTTACAGCGAGGGAGTTAAAGGGTGGCCTTCTTTTTATTCATTTAATCCAGACTATATGATAGGAATGAATAATTACTTTTATAGTTTTAGTGGCGGTAACTTATATAGGCACAACACCAACTCTTTATATAACAACTATTATGGGACTCAATACACTTCTCGCGTAACTAGTGTATTTAATGAATTGCCTTTAGAAAATAAATTATTTAAAACTTTAACTCTTCAATCTGATAAGCCTTGGGAAACTAGCGTTAACACAGACATAGAGTCTAATGGATACATCAGCAGTAATTGGTATGAAAAGAAAGAAGGTGCGTGGTTTGCTTCAGTAAAAAACACCTCTCAAGTTCCAGCTATACTAGACACTTTTAGCTTAAGGTCGGTTAATGGTATAGGGAGTGCGACTAGTTATTCTGGGTCTGAATCAAGTAGATTCTTTAATGTTTCAGTAGATATAGACTCCATTATTAGTGTTGGAGATTACCTATATTACAACAATCCTTTAACGAATACACCGGCTTTAGCAGGTCAAATTACCGGTATAGTTCCAGGGCGTATAACTGTAGATGCTACTATCGAAGGAGCTACAGCTCCAAATAGCGGAAATCCTTTTATAATCGCGTACAAAAATACACTTGCTGAATCTCAAGGTGTCTTAGGTCATTATCTTTTATTTACAATAGAAAACAATGACTCAACTACCACCGAATTATTTGCTGTAGAATCACAGGTTATGAAAAGTTATCCTTAAAAATTAGTATCTTTGCTAGGAAATCTAATTTAATAGCATGGAGTTTAAGGTAAGGAAGTTAAATCACTCTGATTATGAGGATTATTTAATTAAATGGTGGAGTGATTGGGGTTGGACACCTCCCTCTAGAGATTTTTTACCTGAAGACGGGCAGGCTGGTTTAATGGTTTTAGATAATGAAACACCTGTTTGTGCAGGTTTTATATATATGACAAACTCAAAAGTATCTTGGGTTGATTGGATTATATCTAATAAAGATTATAAAGGAAATAGAAAAGGCGCATTGAGTATATTAATAGAAAGTTTAACAAAAGGATGTGAGCTCAACGGGAGCAGATATATCTATGCCCTTATAAAACATGAAGGTTTAATTAAAACCTACGAGAATTCTGGCTATGTAGCTGGAGATAGTTACACGAAAGAAATGATAAAAACGATATAATATGGCGATGTTTTCAACAATTGCAACAGGAATTGGATTAGCAATGAGTGCAGGAAGTACGGCAGCAAGTTTTGTCCAAGCAGGCAAGCAAAGAAGTGCAGCTCAGGATGCAGCTGCAGAAGCAGATAAAGCTATGGAGGAAGCTCGAAAACAACTATCTGTTAATTACCTAGAAGGTTTATCTATAAACAAGGAGGCTTACGAATTAGAGAGAGAAGCTTTTTTATCTGGAGCTCAACAAATTGTTCAAGCTGGGCAAGAAGGCGAATCTCGTGGAGCAGCAGTAACTGCAGGAAAAGGTTTAGCTGCTTTACAGAAAGCTCAACAAGGATCTAGGATTGGCATGACAGAAGATTTATTGACGCTACAAAAATTAGCCGCGAAAGAAGACGCTAGGCTTGCCGGTGAATTAGCAACAATAGAAACAAAAACAGCCGAAGGATTTGAAAAAGAAGCCGCAGACGCTAGAGCTGCTGCATCTGCAGCAACGCAACAGGCCGCTACAGGATTAGTGAATATAGGAACTCAAGCATTAAAGCTGCCTGGTTTATATGGAAAAAATGACTCAGCTCTTCAAAAGCAACTTGTACCGCCCGGAGGAGTTATTAATAGTGACGCATCTCTGGATCTTAACAATGACATTTTTGATCCAGAGTACTTAAACGCACTTTCAACAACGAGGAACGCTTAGTTTAAATAAATTATAATATGGGATACGGTTACGTAAGAGACTCTCAACCTACGCAAATAAATTGGGCCGACATCGGTAAACAGATGACGGATGCGATATCAGCAGAAGTAAAAGATAGAGAAGGTAGAAAAGAAGCTATTGATACAGCTAGCTCTAAATATGCAAAAGATTTATTAGATCAACCACAAGGAAGTAACGCTGAAGTAAATAGGTTTATGGCAGATTTTTCCAATGATGCCATGGAGCAGGCAAGACAAGATCTTGCAGATTTAAAGTCTGGAAGAATTAAGGAAAGAGATTACTATAGAAAAAGAGCTAACCTAGACCAGGGTACAGCGCTTATGTTTCAAGCAGGAAAAGGCTTTAACGCTAATTATGACAAGGCTATGGAGCGTGCTCAAACAATGAAGAGCAGTAAAAGAGAGATATATCTCCGAAGCCAAATGGAAGGGTTTATGAATTTTAGCGGAACGGGAGCTTATATTAATCCGTTAACAGCAGAGGTTAATGTAGCTAAAAGAGATTCTGACGGAAACTTATCTTCAAATCCAAATGATTTTTCAAATGTATCTGAACTTCTCAGGTTATCAACTGCGGAGTATGACAGGTATGATGTAAACAAAGCTGTTAAAGATGTTGTTGATAATTTAGGAGATGTCTCTTTTACAGACGCATTTGGTAAAAAAGTTAAGATGCCTCTTAATGAGGTCTATGGAACTAAAGAGCGTAGGGAGCAAATGAATAAGGCGAAGGAAGATATGATAACTTCTATTTTAGCAAATGAAGACAACACTTCAAGTATACTTGCGGATAGCATGTTGGGCTATAATTTTACTAGAGATAAAAATGAAGCTGCTAAAAACGATAAATTAATATTAATAGAACCTGACGGAAGCGTAAACTTTGAAAGCGTAAATGGAAAAAAACAAATGGAAGCCGCTCGTCAATACGTCGATGGATTATTTGAATCTTCATTAGATATTGAGGTATCGGAAGCTAATCGTCTTGATAGAGAATATAAAAGGTATTTAATGAGCCGTCCCAATCAAGATACAGAAGATGTTTCTTACGAGGAATTAGCTACCATACAAAATAGGTTTATTGACGCTATAGATTTTAGCGGTATAGATCTTGGGGTGGAAGAAGAGGTAGTTAAGCTTAAGAGCAAGCTTTCAAAATACATAGACATCGAAGAAACCGCTTTTTTTGGTGATGAGATTAAAGGTAAAGTAACTTGGAAAGACGACGACCTAACTCTAGATTTAAGGGATTCTATGTTTAAAGGCCGAGGGGATAAAAGATATGACGAAGAGTCTATTAAAGCTGCAATTAAAGAGTACCTTAAGCCTAAAAATAAAGAGGAATTAATAGCGTATATGTTAAGGTATAAACCTGATTTAAAAGAAAGCAATCAACCTGTAGATTACACCCAATTTTAATTAAAACCTATGGAACAAAAGGTATTACAAGATTTATTTAATAGAGCTGTATCTCAAGGTTATCCAAAAACCATAGAAGATTTTTCGGTTTTAATAGGTAGTAACAGAGATGTTTTACAGGACAATTACAATTACATTAAAAGTCAAGGTTATCAAAAGACAATTGAGGATTTTGAAGCGCTAGTAGGCGTAAAAAAAAAAGACGAACCCGTTTTGGATTCAGATTCAGAGGATGGTTCATTGGATTCTTCAAGTACAGATAGTCAGCCAGAGGTATTAAAGAAAGATTTAACTTTTCCTGAGCCTCAAAAAGAAATTCCTACCGAAGTAGCTCCTGAAATACCTGAAGTATTAATAGAGACTAAAGTTGATATCTCGCCAAAAGAGATAGAGGATCAGAGAAAATTTTTAGAAGAGCAAGGAATTGATGTAGATGCGGCATTAAGAAGACGTAAATTTGGAGATGTGCCGTCTATTGGGACAGAGGAAGAAGATGTTTCTTCAATATATTCAACGTATTTAACAGACAAGTCTTCTAGAAATATAATAACAGATCTATCTTCAGGGCTATCTAAACCAGCACAAAGAGAACTAGATGACGAAGTAGAGTTAAAACCTACTGAAATAGATCAAAATATCCTTAAGTCTCTTAAAATAAATGAAGAAGATTATTCTAAGTGGGAGCAAAATACTCAGCGAGAAGAATTAGCTTCTTTTAAATTTATAAAAGAGGCGATTGCTACAGATGAAGGCGAGGAGTTTGCTGATGAAAAAAAGAATATAGAAAGATTAGCTTCTTATAAGAATGAAATAATAGGTAATCTTCAGGAAGATATTAAAACTATAAATTCTAAACTACAATTAGCGCTAGACCCTAAAGATAAATTAGAATTACTAAATATAAAGAAGCAGCTTGAAGGTAGATTAACAGAAGAGTCTACTCTTTTATCGGGAATAGCAGATTTATTCCCAAAGTTTACCGAGTTAACATCAAAGCTAGATCTTGATAGAAGAAAGAGGGTTTATGAAGCTGGACAAAAAGGTGGTAATACTCAATTATTCACTGAGGCTGGTGAAATAGCAAAAACAATACCTACTACAATAACTAGTTTTGCATTAGGAACAGCGGCTTCACTAACATCTTTGTTAGATCAAACTGCTGCCGCAGCAGGAGCTGATAAGAAAGGAGTCTTAGCGGGTATAACAGAGTCATTGCTAGATACTTCTGAATCAATGATGCAAGAAGTGGGGCCTGTTCAAAGAACAGGGTTCATTGAAGGAAAAAACGTTGTATTTGAAGGAAAGGATTATGTAGTAACAGACGATGGAGATGTTATAGACCCCATTACAAACGTAAGCCTATACGGAATACTTCCTGAAGATAAATTAAAGAAGATTCAAGATAGATCAAAGAATGTTAAATTCACTGAGGTGTCTTGGGCTGGTGGTGCGCTTGCTCAAACAGGAGTTCAAACAATGGTAAATCTTTTCGCTTTAATAAGAGGTGGAAAAAGATTAAGCAGTAAGCTTCCGATTTCTCCTGGAGTTGGAATGGGGTTAGCTTCATATGCAAGTACGTCGGCTCAATCAGTAGAAGATATGAGAGCTGACTTAGTTAGATCTGGTTTAACTGAAAACGAAGCATTATCGATTGCCGCAGGAGCTGGAAATGCTATAGCTACATTAGATGGGGTTTTTTCAGGCCTAGCTGGAAGTAATACTAAAATTTTGAGTAGTGTTCAGGGAATAAAAAAAGGCATTGTAGATTTTGTAAAAAAAGAAGGAAAGACTTTTTCTAAAGATAAATTTAATAGAAAGATTAAGGACTTAGTAAATGAAAACCTTAAAGAGGTAGCTATAGAAGAACTTCCTGTTTTATTTTCAGAAAAAGGAATAAACGCTGTTGTTAATTCAATTACAGACTTGAATGTTAGAAGCAGTGCTCTTAAGTCTAGCGAAATAATAGAGACTGTTGTTCTTACCATAGGGGCAACATCAAGCTTAGGTTCTAAAAATTTATTGAGCGGGAACAAGAGAGCTGATGCTGTAAGATATGTAGCTAGAAATGTAGACAACTTAGAGGGAACTATTGATAATTTAGTCTCTGAAAAACAACTAACTCCAGAGGAAGGGAAATTAGCATACGAAGAAATATATGCTATGCAAACTGCTGAGAATAGAACTAAAGGTACTATTGTAGAGTCAGATAATATGGTTGAAATGTCTGATTTATTAAATCAAAGACAAAGACTTAAAGAACAACGAGAAGGATTAGAAGGTCCTCTTAAGGAAGAGCAAGATCAAAAAATAGCAGATATTGATGAGCAGATTAAGATAGTTAAAGATCGAGATACTCAGCAGGTAAAGTCAGAAGAGCAGAAGGAAGATCAGCCAGAGGAAACGATTCAAGAATCTCCTGTGTCAGAAGAAGAAAGACTTAGAGATAATCAAGTAGTAAAAGAAGCTGAGGTCTTTGAGGTGGATATGCAAAGTCCAGATGGGACTAATACAACTGTAGAAGTTAAAACAAATTTAGACGGATCAAGAGAGGTCTCAATGATTATTGATGGAGCTAGAAGTAGAGAGATGGTTTCAAAAGACAATACGTTGTCTAATAAAGACTATGTAGAGCGTGCTTACGGAGAAATTGTATCTTCTGAATCGAAGCCTATCACAGAGATAATGTCTCAAAATAAAATTGATAGACTATCTTCACGCCAGAAGAAAGCTGTTGGCTTAGAAACTAAGCCCTCAATCAAAGAACCTTTTATACTTAGAGGACCAAAAGGAGGTGTAACTTCTACACAAATAAACTTTAATGAGGAGGGTCAAATTGAATCTGTAGTTAATAAAAAAACAGGGAAACCTGTAAGTGATAAGGCTCGAAAGAGAGCTGAGAAAGAATATTTAGAGTCTATTATAGATGTTAATGAAGGGCAGCGATCAGAAATAAAGTCTGAAGGGATTACTCCCGGTCAATTAAACCAGGAGATAGCAGACACAAGTAATAATCCTAAAGAAATCGCTGAAGCGATAGTTAATGAAGAGCAACTAATAAAAGAAGAATCTTCTGAGAAAAGAACTTTATTTGATGATGATAAATTAAATCCACTTATAGGTGTAAAGTTTACCCCTGAAAGCTGGATAGAGGTAACCGGAGTAGATCCTAGTGATTTTGGTTTAACAAGCGCTTGGATAAGTAAAGATGGTGTTAGTTTAAAGGACGGATGGGTAGATTTTGTTGGTGAAGAAAATGTAACTTTAGAAGAGGTTGTTGAGTTTATGAAAAACAATCCTAACGCTGAGGCATTAAATGTTCTTGCTGGTAAGAAAGGCGTAGACAAGAACACCCTTACTTCTTTAAAAGAAAAGTTTAAGGAGCTTACCGGGGTAGAGGCCACTCCTACAAACATAAATACTGTAATAAATATAGATCCAAATAGAGAGCCTCTTAGTGTCGCTAAAGAACAAGCGGATGTTCAGGCTCAAAAAGAAGCTACTGAGCCGGGGGTATTTGGAAAAAAGAAAGGGCCTGATCCAGACAAGATAACAAAAGACAAGCCAAAGAAAGTTACTGTAGATGAAAGTAAAGCCTTAAGAGATCAGATAAAACTAGAGGCTAAGGCCGCTAAAGAATCTGTTTCTGCTTATAGAAAAGCAGCTACATCTGTGATTGATTACATAAAAAAGTTAAAGTCCACAGGAACATTAAGTTCTTTTAAAGCTAAAACATTAATATCTAGAGCTTTAAGAACTAATCTTCTGTCTGAAAAACAAGTAGATGGTCTTATAGATTACGTAACTCAAGTGTTGGAATCTGCTTCTATAGCTAATAGGCTTCGTGCCGCTAAGGCAAAACAAAAGAAAGTTAAGTCAAATATAAAGTCGAAAATTGGAGATCAGAATAATGCTTTAAAAGATGCGTTACAGCAATTAGCTAATATAGATGTCGCATTAATACCTCTAGATAAATTAGACTCATTTGAAGAATTAATGAATAGATATGGGGCTTCTAAAAAAGTTTTAGAAATAGAAGACGTTGGAGCAGACACTAAACTTGCGGAAGATATAATTAATTCTATAAACTTTGAGGTCGAAAATGAAATAGAAGAGGCTGGCGAACAAACTAAAATACCTGAAGAGTACAATGTAGAAGAAGCTATATCTGAAATTAAAGAAACAGAAGTAGATTTAAATAAAATTGAGTCTAAAGAATCTAGGGATATTGCTGAAGACATAACTAATCTTAGCGAAGAAGACATTAAAGGTTTAATTAAAGAAAAGAAAGGGGAGCCTGACTATTCTACGATAGAAACCTTAAGAGCTGTTATGGGTAATTTAAAGGCTGGGGTTGTTACGGCTGCTGCGGTAGAGATACTTACAGAGGTAGACTCTAACAAAAACTCTAAATTAGCATTAAACCCTATAAATAAAGTTAGCTTTAAGGGTGTAATGCAAAACTTTAAAAACTTAAGTAGTAAAATTAAGATAGCTTTAAATAAAAAAACTCCCTCTGGAACTAATTTAATTCTAGATAAAATAAGATCTTCCCCTACAGTATTTATAGATAATGCTCTTGGAAATTTTAATAGCACTGTTGTATATGACAATACGTTTGGCATAATAGCCAAGGCTTACGAACAATTTAAAGTAGCTACTGACAGAGGATTTGCTAAAATTAATTTAGCTGAGAAAGCTTTAGAGTATGACGGATTGGGTGCGGCAAGGAAGCTATCAAGGACAGGAAAAAGTATAAATAAAATTGTAGCTAAAAAATACAAGATAAGATTACTTCAGATAGCTAGAGAGCACGATCTTAATATGATCGACGGAAAAACTAATCCAAAAGCTCCAAGCGCTAAAAGCTTTATTGATTTAACGATTGATTATTTAGATAAAGAAGGACTTAATAATGATAGAGATATACTAAAAAAACTTCGTGAAGAGTTTACTGTAGACGGAGAGATTAGTTTAAGTAAATTAGAGAAAAGTTTAACTTCAGGAGAAAAGAAAGCTCTTAAAATATACGATGAAGTAAATAATTCGCTAGCTGAGAAAGCTAAATTCGCTTCTTCTGTAATAAGATCTAATAGAATTGATTTATTAAATGGATATTCACATAGGGTAGTTCTATCTGGAGACAGGGGTAGCGAACAAATAGAGCTAGACAATAAGATTAACAATTTCATAAACCCATCAACAAAATCAGGGACTTTCTTAGAAAGAACAAAAGGAGCTAAGCCCATTGACTTCGATCCTTCCACATCTGCTCAAAGGGGTTTACAAGAAACCAATCTAGATTATTACATGACATTGCCTGTAAGGACTGTAAATAAAACCATTAATAAAGTAGAGAAAGGTGTTGACTCTGAGAATAAAGATGCGGTGAAAGCTGCGTCTGCGTTAAAAAAATCAATGAATGAGGTTCTTAAAGTTACTTTTGGAGAGACAATGAAAAGCGTATCGACAGCATCTAAACTTGTAGGTGATATAGAAAAATTTGCTTATCAAGCTATACTAGCATCTGTTACTAGGATGGGCGCTGAATTTATTTCCAACATAACCATGGCTCTTTCTAACCCTAAAGCTGCAGCAATAGGTTTTAAAAGATTTAAAAACCTATCTCTTTCTGGAGGAAAATTAGGTCTTGATATATTAATTAACCTTGGATCATCAGAGGGAAGTAAATTGTTTGATCCAAAGAAGATGTCCTCAAGGTTTGTTGATTTAAATGATTATACTCAGGTGTCTCCTAAAAGTAAAAGTGCTAAAAGTTCTTTGCAGAATGCAATTGGAGTTATAATGAATTTAGGGCCTAAGCAATCAGCCGAGGCGATAGATGCTATAAATTCAAGAATGATGTCTACTCCAGATCAAGCAGTATCTAGACCTATGTGGTTCGGGACTTTTGCTTATGAGTTTGAAAAACAAACAGGAATTGCATTGACAGATGCTGACATGAGGGCTATTGCAGATGGAACTTCTAAATACTTAAGCAAAGAATACAAAGACTCGATAAAGAAGGCTGTTGATTTGGCAGACAAATCTTCAGTAAGAGTAAGCACCACTCGAAATCCTTTTAAAGGAGTGATTAAAAACATGAAGAGATCTGGATCATCTGCATCTATGAATCTTTACAGAACAATAAACTCCTTCATGGCCAACTTTAGTTTATTTGAATACGCAACAGCAAGGGACGCAGTAGGTGCTTTACAAAAGAAAGGAGATATAAGTAAATCTCAAGCGATTGGAATTTTAACAGGGGTAGGAGCTAGAATGACAATGTATCCTATAATTTATAAAATACTTAATGAAAACTTTGATCAATTCTTTGCTCAATCATTAGGCTTTGCTATTGATGATGACGATGAAGATGAAGATATAGAAGACGTTATTAGCCGTCAAGCAATAGGTACTGCCTTGACATTATTAACACGTAAAAGTATGGGTAATATCCCTAACTTATTGCCTGCATACGCTATAGAAGAATTTAATAAAGAATACTTAGGGTCTTTAAGAAAAGGGGAATATGATAGGTTTACAGATGCAATTGTTTTCGCTCCTCTTACTGAAGAAAGTTTAAAAGAAGAAGGTCTTATAAAAGGAGCAGCTCAAGTTGCCCTTGGACCGCTAAATCCTATAGCTAAAACTCTTGAGAGAGCACAAAAAGTATATACTAAATCTGAAACCTTAAAAGAAAAGGAAGGCCGGGATAGAAATTTGAAAGAACTCAAGGAGAGGATACCACTAGAAATATTAGGGAATATAGGACTTATTCCTTTCTATAAAGATGTCAGAAGAATTTACCTGAAGAAATTATTTGCAGGAATTGATAAGAAAAAATCTGGCAAGTTTACTAATAAAGATTTAAAGGAATTAGGAGTTGATATTGATTTTGCTAAGGAGGAACTTGATGAGATTAATAGGATATTAAAGGATGCGATGTCGCAATAAAATAAATATATGCCATTCAAAAGTCAAGCTCAAAGAAAATACATGTACAAGAATCACCCGGAGATTGCTAAGAGATGGGAGAACGAAACAAATTCTAGCAAATTGCCTAAGCGTGTAGGAGAAAAGAAAATGAAGTCTTCAATAATGTCTCAAAGAAGAAGAAGGGTTAATTCAAAATAAAAAATCGTACAAAAGATAAAGAATCAACGCATTCATTAATGCTACTATAATAAAGTTTATCTTAGGATATTTAGGCTCGTACATTTTATTTTGTATTATAAATTCATTAAAACATTTATAGCGGTGTGACCCCCTATAATAACCGCACAGCCTATAGCTGGTTTCTTTCCTGCTTTTGCGTAAGCTAGTGCATAGCTGCTAAAGTCTATACCGCAACCTACTTGGCATCCAAATATTTTAAAGTTAGCTCCTACGCTCCATTCAGTATAACACTGAGTATGTAGATGGCCCTGGACAGTAGACATCATATCTGCTTTAGATTTAGTTCGAGCCGTACCCGCTTCACCATGTATATACTGAACGCCATCATACACAACTCTCTCTGTAAAATTCCATTTAGGTGTATTTAAAACATCTTTATAATCTCTTATCCATTGCTGAGGTACTTGACTGCTTTGAGCCTTTCTCATTATCAATCGGTCATGATTACCTATGGTAACATCTGCATCAGGAAATTCTTTATACCACCTAGCTAATCTCTCTATAGCTAATTCAAGCTCCATACCCCCACCCATACCATTTGCATCAGTCTCATGGTAGGAACTGTAATGATTGTCGATGACATCTCCAATAAATAAAACTTTGTTACAGTTGTATTTAGCATAAGTATCTTTACAGTGATCAAAGTACTCTTCTAAATCAAAGGGTGCGTGTAGATCTCCTATTACTAAAATTCTACTTTCTTTTTTATTAAGGTTTTCGTAAGCAATTTTCTTATTCCCCTTTAGCCTTGGTCTATAATCTTTATATTTCATCTTGCAGGGAGTCGTTAATTTCTTTTAATTTTTTAGTCAAGGATATGACCTCTATCTTTATAAGCTTATACTCCTTATCCATTAATAATTCGTATATATTATTTAAAGATTCATGAAGACCATTCATGATAAAGTTTA